GATTTAGAAAGACGTCTAGCAGAAGCTAGCGCTATGTCAAATGAAGAAGTAACTTCGTTAAGATCTCAGAAGGCAGAGTTAGAAAAACAATTAGCCGAATCTAGCACTATGTCAAATGAAGAACTAACTTCATTAAGATCTCAAAAGGAAGAGTTAGAAAGACGCTTAGCCGAAGCTAGCACTATGTCAAATGAAGAACTAACTTCATTAAGATCTCAAAAGGAAGAGTTAGAAAGACGCTTAGCCGAAGCTAGCTCTTCGTCAAATGAAGAAGTAACTTCGTTAAGATCTCAGAAGGCAGAGTTAGAAAAACAATTAGCCGAAGCTAGCTCTTCGTCAAATGAAGAAGTAACTTCGTTAAGATCTCAAAAGGCAGATTTAGAAAGACGTCTAGCAGAAGCTAGCGCTATGTCAAACGAAGAACTAAATTCGTTAAGATCTCAGAAGGCAGAGTTAGAAAGACTCTTAGCCGAAGCTAGCACTATGTCAAATGAAGAAGTAACTTCATTAAGATCTCAAAAGACAGAGTTAGAAAGACTCTTAGCCGAAGCTAGCACTATGTCAAATGAAGAAGTAACTTCATTAAGATCTCAAAAGACAGAGTTAGAAAGACTCTTAGCCGAAGCTAGCACTATGTCAAATGAAGAAGTAACTTCATTAAGATCTCAAAAGACAGAGTTAGAAAGACTCTTAGCCGAAGCTGAGCAACGTATTGCGGAGTCAGAATTATCAAAAAGTTCAACAGAATCAGAACTAGTTGCAAACCTTCGTGAACAAGTCGCAAAACTTGTAGAACTTGACAGAACAAATAAGTCCAATGAAACTAATATGATAAGCAATGTCATTAGGCAATCATTCGAGGTTATCAATGTTAACAATAATGCCATACAATCGGTCCAAGAGATACTCAGTGTTATTAACATAATTGAGTCAAGGTGGCAAGCCAATAAAGTTACTCTTAAAGAGTACTTAGATCTTTCAGAAGAACTTAAGGCCAAGCTTTCGGAATCTGTCAAAAAAGTGGAGACTCTAGAAACACAAATGGAAGATCTTCGGAAAACACAGTATGACCTAGAAAGCTACAAAACAGCTTACCGTGTCCTAACTAATGACAAGCTTCTGTTAGACAGAATAGATGAATCTACCGTAACTTCCGCCGCAGAGGAAAAGAAACTGTTTGCACTTGACGTTAAGCAAAAAATAGAAAACGTAAAGGCGCAAGTTGACACATTTGATCTTCGCACAGTAAGCGAAAAGATTGAAACTCTAAAGCAAGAGATGTTAATCAAAAAACAGTCTTTAGAAAACATGCTGAGAGAACGCAAGCCGATTGCCGATCTTTTGGAATCATATGAACGTAATGTTATCGAACTTTCTTTGACTGTAGGAAACATTAATGATAAAATAAATGCGGGCAACTTAGGATTGTGTAAACAATTACGCAATGAGTTAAATCTTTCCATTCAAAAGACTGCAGAACTTAACTTGTCGATTTCTTCCTTTGAAACAAAAGTCCAGCCTACAGTAGAAAACTTGAAACGCATGACAAGATATGTGAATAATCTTTCTGAAATTGTCGGCACTATGAAAGAGAATCTGCTAAGACATGTAGATAAAGATTTGGAATCGGCTATCTTATTAGGCAATTCTACTTTACAGGATCGGTTAGACTTCATCAAAAAAATTAAGTCACAGTCTGAAACTGTTTATGTGGATGTCCCGTATTACATAACTGTCAAGACGTCAGATACTGACAATAAGAAGTCGAAGCAGAAGAAATCACCTAAGCCACCTAAGAAGTCTAGTGAAACAATGAGTCGTCTTCTTTATAGAAACCATTAGAGAATCCGTTCTCAAGTACCGGCTTCAGCGCAGCTAGCTCCGCCATCCATATCTTCTTATAAGAGTCCGTCTCTTTCAATACTTTGAGGTTTTCTTTTATTTCGTTGATCCTTTTAAGGAGTTTACCTTTGTGGTCAATGTTAAGCTGCTTATACGACAAGTTCAGCAAGTAGTCGAACGAGGCGCCTTTTTTTATTTCACCAGGCAGTTCTTCATTTGGAATTCTTCCGGCATTGTCAATTACTCCTTTGTTTAACTTTGCGTACCCCAATGACTCAAGAGCAGCGATCGCTTTTTTTGATGTCATGGAAGACAGCCCGTGGTTAACATGGTTTTCTATGAAGCGGATATAATTTTCCCCCACAATCAACTTGTGTTCTAAGATGATTATCTCGCGTTCGATGCGAGTCATATAGCATTTCTTTCTAATGACAAACCATTTGGTCATAATTTCTTCATAATTGCTGTATTCTAGCACCGTGTCATCTTCCGAGTAGACATTAATGCAATGATTAACCTTTGTGTAAATCTTGAATGCCTTTACGACTGGGTCTATTTCCGTAGATACAGATCTAATTTTGTCGAGAGACCCGTTTGACATCTTAACTTCGATGTTCACAGAATCAATTGTTGAACTGTTTCGCACTCGTGTTGTGTATGGCAATTCCTGTAAGTATTCTACGACATTGTCTACCCAAACTCTCGGAGGTAGAGATGTAATAGTGACGCACTCTGATTTGTCATCTGCGCGTATCGTGTACCTTCCTACCAAGTAGTCTCCTCCTTCTGTTGTAACATAGTCTCCTTTAAACTTGTTCATGAAGTAACCCATTTTCTGAATTGGCTGTCCATTGATTAGTCTGATTGTGTTGTCATACACTTGCTTAAAGTCTCTTGCCCACATTTCGATCTTCCATCCAGTTGCAGGCAGTAGCACATCTTCTAGTAGGGCAGTAGGCAATATCGGGATAAAGTACTTCGGCTCTCCGTATTCGCCGTCGATAAGGGTGTATTCCAGGATGTCCATGTCCTTTGAAGGATAAAGCAAATCTGTTACTTCTCTGTTTAACTTTGTATCAATGTAACGAGGAGAACCGGCATCCTTTCCACCTTTGTAGTGGGTTCCAAATTGCCCTAGAGGTAGCAACACCGGAATGTTGCGCGCGCCGTTAAAGCATTGCGCCATTGTGATAATGGTGTTGTTTAAACTATCTGATCCGTGGTGGTAAAGCATCTTCTCTGCAATGTAACCTCCGAGCTGAAACACTTTCAGTTTGGTGTTTGATTGTTTGAATTTCATGATGCTACCTGCCAGCACTTTGCGTCGCGCGGGGTTTAGTCCGTCAACTACATGCGGCATCTTCCTTTGAATGTTTTCAAGTTGGTAGTCACGAGTCTTCGTGTTCAGGTGATTACTACAAGTTAGAATTTCATCATCGGTTCTGTAATCAACTTTGCGCGAAAGCACATCTTTGCGCTTATCTGAATCATTGCCAAAGTATGTTTCAAAGGCCAAGTCTGTTTGTTCGTCATATTCGAATTCTCGAATCTTCGAGTACATGTCTTTGAACATGTTTCTTATTTCGGCGTTTGAGTGAGTTGCTAGCCCTTTGATATAACTGATTTTGTATAAACTGAGATCATTAGCATCAGCGAATTCGTTATAGTCATGGGAATTATAGAATTCCTCAATGTACAACTTCTTCCCGTTAACTACTTTCTTAATAGGATAAGCGCGCACTAGCGGAGTGTTCAAGATACTAAGATATTTTCTCTTTATTAGCTCAGGAAAGAACACATTGAAGAAGTTTAGAATTAGACTACATATGTTTCCGATTCCGTCAGAATCGGCGTCTACTGCAATAACCACTTTTCCGTATCGCAAAGTCTTGAATTCTTCTTCGTCTTTGTAAGAGAAGTGCCAGTTTAAGTTAAGAACTTTGACTAAAGACATGAGTCTCTCATTTTCATTGAGCTTCTTCTTTCTGTCGATAACCATTGTATCATTAATGTAGCGAACGTCAACTTCTTTGCGTGCGTTTAGAGGCACTCCTTGAATGTTAAACAGCCCGTTATACTTAAATCCCAGATCCGAATTACCAGACAGTCCGTTCCTAACACAAGACTCGGCACTGTCTCCTTCAGGAATGAAAAGAGTGCAGTCCGCCGATTTGGACGTCCCGGCGTAATCTGCAGGGTTGTATTTTTTGATACCTGTCAAATTGCTGACCTTCTTAACTGTGGTTTCTTTAGTGATTTTGCTTAGGTATAAAGTGTCAACCTTAGCCTTAATGAATTCCCAGATCTTAGCTATGTCTTTCGAAGGAATGGAGTATTTCTTGAAGCGAGATTCAGGAATACTGAGTTCGCTCTTTGACTGGTTTTTGTATTCCAAGTCCGCCATTTCTCCTTTGTAAAAGATGAACATCATGTTACTAATCAAACGACTGTTAACTGCGAGTTTACCCTTTAGCTGTTTCTCTAGCCGCGGCTTAATGATTCCTAAAATATGCTTAATCACGCACTTAATATGAGTTCCGCCTTCTGAAAGGTAGAGTCCGTTAATCATTGATATGTGCTCTTCAGAATCCCAGTTTGCGATGATTAGCTTACTTTTTGTTTCCTCTGTGCGGAAATAAGTCACAATCATATCAGACTCTCCGATAGCCAATTTGGCCAGGGTTTCCATTGTATCTACTGAGATTTTCTCTTCATTGAAAAAAACCTTGTATCCTTTGCCCATGTAGGCAGACACATAGTGAAGTCTTGTTCTGATAAGATCTGAAATTGTCTGAATATCGTTATACTCAAAGTATTCATAATCAGGTTGGAACTTGATCTCTGTGAATGGGATAGAGCTGCGTTTAACTTTTGTAATTGTCGGCTCGTGAATTACTTCGTTGCCATTCTCGATTAACTGTTCGTACATTTGGAAGCTCTTAGAGTCTACTGTTTTGATAGAAAAGCTCTTTGATAGAATGTTAGTGGCTTTCGCCCCAATTCCATTCATACCGATCTTAGCCTCAGAGTCATTTTCAAAGTTGGAACCTGTCATCTCTTTGGTGAATATCATTTCTGGAATGTAAACATCTTGTTCATTGCGTTCAATGATGATGCCTTCTCCGTTGTTATAACATGTGATAGTACCTTCTTCGTCGATTGACATCTTAATGGTATCGCATTTGTTTTTCCCGTGTATCTTACTTGTTCTGTTAAAGTGGTCAATAACATTGAGAACGATCTCGTCAATGATATTATAAAGTGCTAATGGGTAAACTAATGTTTTCTTAACTAGCCTGTCCTCTTCCATACACCAAATGGTGTTTTCAGTGGGCGTTTTAGATCCAAGATACATAGACGTACGAAGACGAACATGTTGGTTAAAACTTAGCTGAGTGTAGGTAGTGTTAGTATGCTCCATTTCTTCACTATGGTCTTGGTTGAATCAATTTTTAAATTGCACGCTAAAGGAGCCTGCGTTTAATATTTGGCAAATTGTACATGAACATGAATAACTTGGTCTTATGAATTACTACAAAGTTGCTGTATATCCTTAATGTGTGCTTTATCCCGCTCTCTGAAAATGAATGTTTCATTATCATCTTGGAGTAAGCACCGCGGCAAACTGGAGAAACCCAATACTTGCCGTTTCGGCTAACCAAAATTGAATTACCTATAACGCTAACTTCTAAGTTATCGCAGAAAGAATAGTAATCAAAGTTATCGAGAGAGTATCTGCTTCGAAAGACAGAATCGTTTTCCAAGTGGTTTATCTCTATACTTCTACAAGCTATTAGCAAAAAAGTCAAGGCGAGACGAATAACATTAACCTGGATAACAACAATTGGCATTTTATATATTCATTCAAGTGTGAACAATTAAATATTTTTCACCGACAAAAATGTCTGACAAGATATACACAATATCAGTTATCACACTTATCAAAGAACTCAATCATCTAGAATCAGAAATCCAAGAATGGCGATTGGGAATCGCGGCGAAAACTAATCAAAAAAAAGTCATCATCCAGCTACTAGATCAAACCGTCTTCGAAGAAATCAAATCAATCAGAAATCAACTGTACGCACTTCTTTCTTTCGAGTCAGAAACGCGCAGTGCTTCGCTTTAAGATTCCCATCGGTTTCCCATTTTTGTAAAATTTAACATTAGTCCGCAGCTGTCCGTAGTAAACTTTACTACTAAAGCGCACTTTCTTTTTTTGATCGCAGGAAGGAATCGCCTTTCTGAACAATGTTATTTCCTCAGAGATCGCAGGTATTTTGACAAGTAAATATTGTATGAGCTGCTTTACTATTTCATTGGTTTTGGCGACGCTTGTAATGTCAGAAAAGTCAATCTTGAAAAAACCAGATTTTACTAATACAGGCCATGCTTCCACGGAAGCAACAGTGCTGGCAGTTGCGGCAACCAAAGTGCAAAATCTCGTGCTGACAAATCGCGACCGTGTACATATTATTGACATTGATAGCCATCTCGGATCTTTGTTATCAAATATGACAGCAGATGTATGAACGAAGCTTGCTGAGTAATTATTTTTGTATGTTTCATAAGGCACTACTTTCATAAACTTTGATAGTGAGTCAACGAACGTTTGTTTGTATTTTTCATTTGACGCGGGAAGTTTAGCTACATCTAAAAGAAACTTCGATTGGGATATTTCCGGAAGATTAAGTTTTGCTGTTGTGGACAAGATAGACAGCCTCGTGAAATAATAGTTGTTCCGGATCAGCTTTGCTATATTTCGGGTCTGGTCTTCAACTATGGTATACTTTGATTTACTGTGAGATGAAATTCCCGTTATTCTATCAGTCAAATATGCGGCCGGGCTTGGCTGTTTTGTAACATAGTAGTGCATTTGTTTCAAACCGATATACCAAAAAAAAGAAAGTAAATACCGCCGCAAAGTGCTTTTATCTTTGTTTACGGAAATTTACTATCAAGTACATTAGCTAGCTCGGCGTGTCCGGGCGTCTTGTGAGTCTTTGTATAAATGCAGGTCTTAAATAGCTTAGCCGAAATTGTCTTTGTGTTCATTACTTGAAGAATGATTTCAGCAAGGTCAGTGGCATCGTCTAGGATGTCTAGAACAATATCACTGCATAGACGCTGATAGCGCTCACTGACCTTAAAGTTAGAATATGAATCGTCGGTCTTCTTCATTTCGTACACAATCGACTTTACGTAAAATTTGAAGTTAATCTCGCGCTCAGGAGTTTCAACTTCGTTGAGTGCGTTCTTGTAAGAAGGTAGAGTCGAATAATAAGCAAATAGCGGACCTTGGCTAGCATTTGAGTCAAAGAGGTACTTTGGCTCGACAGTGCTAAACTTGGTCTCAGCCAGATGCTCGAAAGTGTACTTAGTAATCTCGGAGACAACCATATCTCCGAAAGCAGCAAGTACTTCAAATGAATCGCGGCTGAATTTAGCACGACGCTTACTAACTTGATCAACCGCAGCTGATTCTCCAGTTACAAGACGCTTACTAAGAAGCTTCGAGCTGCATTCTCGGATATCAATCGTAACAGGAGTCTCGGCAGTCTTATTTTTCTCTTCGAGAGACTTAATGTTACGACCAACCTTTTCTTGGTCTTCAACCGAAAGTACTGTCTTTAGATCTTCTCCTGCATTAATACGATCGATCTGAGATTGAATAACGGCATTGCTTTCTTGTGAATCTGCGAGCTTCTTTTGCACAAGAGCAGTGTCTTCCTCAGACATGCCAACAGATTCCCAACCTTGTTCGCGAATTTTAGCAACTAGTGCATCGTAATCTTTGTTTAGCTTGTGTCCGCTGACATAGTTACTAACTCGCGAGCTAGGAATAAAACTTAGCTCGCTAACAGTTTCAGTGGGTTCAGTCGTGTCAGGGACAGGTGAATTCTCCGCGTCTGCTACAGGGGCAACGCGCTTCTTTAGGACTTTCTTTTGTACGGCACTCATATCGATTATAATACTGACTCCTGGCTGTTTCTAATACAAATTATTGATAACGTTGAAACACATCAAGAGCATCTTCCATCAAAAAATCAGATGACTTTGTTGACTTCACTGACTCTGGCTCAGACTTGATTGAATGTGTTGACTTCACTGACTCTGGCTCAGACTTGATCGACTCAGGCTCAGACTTGATTGAATGTGTAGACTTTACTGACTCCGGCTCAGAAATGAAATCTGGAATTATTTCATCTATATCAGAGAGCCGAACTTCTTTTTTGATATACTCTTCGCAGAAGTCTGATTCGTTATCTGATTCATCGATAAATTCATTAAATTGCTCTTTATTCGGCTGAACGGGTTTATCTGATCCTGTGTCAATGCTATTAAACACCGGATCTGTCGTATCGACATTAGTTGTTTTTTTTCGTCCTTTGAAATATCTATATAGTAAAAATATCGCAACTATCAGAACTAATGCAATTATGATGTAAAACTTATATTCCACTACCAATTTCATAACAGAAGTCTTTTTTGGCACGGCAGTGACCGTGGCCGCGCTTTTAGCAGTTTCGAACGTTTTCTGCGACTTTTCTATACCTGCCATAATACTTTTTTCGTCAAACTTTAGTTCCGGATCCAAGATCCGTGGCATAATTGGTACAAATGAATCGTCGCGTGACATATGTATTCATTTCGTTTTCACTACTTTAGTATACAATGTTCGATGAATACAACCAAGCAGTTGTGTTAGTTACAGGATCTCCTAATGAAATAATACCAACTACATTTGATGTTAAATCGGTTAGAGAGGCAATACGAAAAGTTAAAAATGCGGAGCCTTATATTTCTTCATTGAGCGAATCACTGAAGTTAAAGTTCATAGACGTAAAATATGAAACACTCGCAAAACTTAAAATTATACAAGTAGATCTCGAATCAAAATTGAATGCTAAAGAAATACAAAACGCGCAAACCTTTCTAAGAGGAAACTTCGGCATGTCTGAATTTAACCATGTTCTAAAGAATGAAAGATACACAGCAGCTTATATTGCTTCATCCCATGAACTGAAAAAAACGATGCAGATAAATATCACCAGGCACTACTCAAACAAACAGTTGTACTTTGACAAAAAAAACCCAGCAAAGAGATCAACTCGCTCGGTAAAAATACCGGCATGGTTTGATTTTGATCTCAAACATTTTAACGAAGTGCAGGCTAATGGTTCTGGAATTGTGATGACAGTAGAAACCATTCCAGAGCAGTTTAGTTTTTCTACAAAGATAAAATCTCATTCTACAGGAATAAACCCCATTTTCATTCGAGATACAGAAACTATCAAAGAAGGTCCCGTGGATTATGTCAGCCCTTTAGACATAAAATCATGCGTAATAGATAACTGGATTGACTTGTGCGAAACAAGTCCTGAAGATGTACATTTGGATTTATGGGTCGTAGTTTGCAAATCTAATGGTAAGAAAATTTATCATTCTAAGTTGTACAACTGTTTGCATTTCTTATCTTTGGATTACGAATCTATAATCCCGGAGGTTCTATTTGCCAAGCAAGAAGTTCATCCGCGCGACTCTTATGAAAAAGTTACAATACACGACATAATTATTAGAATGAGGAAAGAGATAAAAACGTTTAAACGTCTAGACAACAAGACAGAAAATACTGATAGCCTCGCAAGAATGCTTGCAACTGTTATTTATGAAGAATTCAAAAATAGACAGAACACAAAAGAAAGTTTACTATCGGCAAGAATGGGAAGCGAAACAATTGCGTTTTCTGAACGTAAGGCACTAACAGATATGTACTCTGGGATGTCTAATGAAACAATACAAGTTTTACTTGAATCATTAGTCAAAAAACTCAAATCTAAGATTAATAAGTTAAACGATGTCGTCCAAACTTCTTATTCTATTACTTAGTGCACTAAAGCACCAGCAAATAACAGAAACGGCCGTATATGCGATAATTGCGACTGCCATTACGACAGAAACCATAAACATCTCTTCAGAATATTTAGCCATTTCTGTCTGTTGCTCTATACGAGAAGCACTCATTTTTTTTGCATATTTCAAACCATATTTTGTCATTGTCTATGAGTGTTTCATAGCTTTGCAAATGAATACAGTCTAGGAGTTTGTTTTTCTTTGAAGTGTCATCGATGATGATATCCAAAATCTTGTAAATGAGAAAAGGGTAATACAGACTATTCTTTTTGTTCGAAGGTTTGATCTTTTCGTACGTTCTAGTTGCTTTGTCGAAATAAATGAAAAGAAGTTGCTGCTCTCTGAAAGTTAATTGCGGTGGGATGTATCCTGTGATTATCTTTTTTATCAAAGGGATATGATCGTTTAGCTTTGACAGCCCGGTGTTTTTTAAGTACGACCTAAACTGTTTGACTGTGATATTGCGAATATTGTCTGAGTAGTCTTTCATGATTGCCCTTTTGATTTTATCAATTTGTTCTTGCGGTATGTTTGTGTTTTCTTTCGCTTGTATACGTTCTATCCAAAACTTACAATGCCTAACTGGGTCATATGACCCATGGGAAACTCTATTTCCCTCTTGAGCAAATAACTGAGCTTCTTCTGTCACTGATCCTATCAGGTAACAAGTATAGCCGCACCGAATACATAATAGTTCACTCGTGTTAGACTGTATGATCATCTTATTTCCGCAATCGCATGTATCGTATTTAATCTCTTGGTTTTTGCCCAATGATAAATATATTTTATTATATCTATCTACGAGAGCCATGAATGAGTCAGAATCTTCACAATACAGTTTATAAAAGCATACTAGTTCCGAAACGAACGTATCTAGTCTATCAATTATTCCGCACTTTCTAACGAACGTTTTGAATTTGTCATACACTTGTTTCAGCTGAACCTTATTGGTGTATCCCGCAGTTTTCGAATACCTGTAAGAATACTCATTCGACTTGAATATATGGATAAGTTCTAAAATCGCGGATTTGTCGATAGTAGAATTATTGTCTATCGTTAAAAACTTAGAATAGTCAAAAGACTCTTCATTCAGAAGGCTGGCATAGCTGTGCAAATAGTAAGCAGCGTTTATAAGATATTCATCGATAGAAAAATCAAGATCTGCTTTTGTTTTTTCGAGCAGTGTTTTGTTTTTCTGAAACGTGTAATCTTGATTCGCTTTGAATACAATTGTGTCGTAAATTCTTTCAGAAATTGATATCTTGTTTTCGATAATCATATGAATGTTTTCTATGGTAGTCATTGTAAATGGATATAACTATTTGGAAATTGATTCCAAATCATATTAACCTAAACTATGGAACTTGATCAACTGATCGAAGAACTTAACAACGCAGATAACCTTACGGAAGAGCAACTTACAGAGATTGAAAAAAAACTCAATCCGTACGGAGCTACTATTTTCGGAGATGAAAAATATACATGTCTGTCATTTACAAACCTTCGCGAACAGTATCTAACCAAGCTTTTGACTACTGCGCTTGTTGGGTTTACCTACCAAATGGCCAAAGAACATGAAACTGATATCGAACCGGAACTCCCAGAGTCTGAATTCTCAGTTACCACCAAGCACCCAGACGCAGATAATGAAAATCTAAAGAAACAAGTACACGAACAAAAGTTAAACGAGCTAAATATGCAAAACCCGGATGAGGACAATGAGCTAACAACGGCAGAGTACGTTAAGGATTTCTTTAAGGACAAAGTAACAGTCGACAAACAAGCGCTTGACATCGCAGTCGAACAAGAAAAGAAAAAGCTGTCTAATGAAGAATCAGTTGTTATCACTCGGTTTCTAAATAAGTTGTTCAAATTTGATCCCAATGTACATTCTTCCAATTCTTACAAGGGGTCGCAAAATGATCCAGAGCGGACAGAATGCAATGCAAAAGACGAATCACTTAAGACTAACGTTCCGGCTGAAACCTTTCACAGGTTTCAAACATATTACGATGTCAACTATGAGCAACTTCGGGCTGCTACTTGCTATCTATACTCCGAAAAACCAGATATCGAGGTTGCTGTAAACGTGTATGACTCATTTGACACTCTAAAGGAATGTAATGAATACGTTGAAAAAAACAAGGACAAAGTCATTACAAGTGTTTTGACAGTCACAAATAACAAGTGGAATTTGATCGGATCTTTCAAAGAAAATCGCGACAGGGTTAACTTTTACAACAAGAATACTGTAATCCTGGAAAACATCATTAAGCAGCGTGAAGAAGATGCAAAGCTCGGTAAGGAGCTGCTATCGAAACGTGTTCGCAAGGTAAAGGCTAAAAACGTAAAGCGATATGGAAAGGATCATCCTAATTTTGTCAAATACAAGAAAAACAATCTTGACGGAATTTACGACACGACTATTACCAAGATCACAGAAGAAGATGATGAGATTGTAGTAGAACATGAAGTTGAGGTGGCAACCACGGGCGCCGCAATTGATGAAGACGGAGTTCCAGAAGATTCACTTGAAATTGGAGTCACGACTATTAATGCAAAGACAAATGAAACAAAAAAATCAGTCGTATACACTAAGGCTGAAGCGCCAAAAGCTCAGTAAGTGCGGCATTGCTAAAGTCATTTCCATCCATTAAAGCCAGTAGCACAAAATCGTCATCATTGTCGTTTACAATACTTAGAAGAGATTCTCTGATTTCTGAAGGTAGTGCTTTTTTTTTGTCTAATTCCAGCGCGCGCTGATAAATGCTCGCAATACCCGGGACCGCAGAGTCGGCAATTGCCGAGCTCTGTGTAAAAATTATATATAGTTGCACTAACAGCACTATGAAAAGTAAAGAAACTATCCACATTATAATTCATTGGACATATTACGCCCAGCTCCAAAGATACTTTTTACCGTCCATATAACTTTCAGAACGGCAATGGCAATGATGAAATACAAAAAGTACCAAAAGTAGACCTTGACTGTTTCCCATTTTTCAAGAAGGGCATCAGTGTCAATACCTGCTGCATTTAATAAATCTTTTCCTATTGATCCTCCTAAACCCAGTACCCCGCCTACAGCCCCGGTTACTGCACCTACAAGACCTCCAGTAGTACCAGTCGCAGCGTTTGCTGCATCCCCCGCAGCGTCTAACGCAATTCCTGCAACATCTCCTGCAGCTCCTGCAACGGCAGTTAATGCAGAATCCGGTTTCCCGTCTCCATTTACATCTCCTACACTTATTGAACTAAGTCCTACTAAAGCCCCTATTCCTGCAGCAGCGGCAGCCGCTTTTTTTGCAGCAGATTGTGCTGCTTCTTTAGCCGCTGCTTGCGCCGCTTCTTTAGCCGCTGCCTGTGCTGCTTCTTTAGCCGCTGCCTGTGCTGCTTCTTTAGCCGCTGCCTGTGCCGCTTCTTTAGCCGCTGCTTGTGCCGCTTCTTTAGCCGCTGCTTGTGCTGCTTCTTTAGCCGCTGCCTCTGCTGCTTCTTTAGCCGCTGCTTGTGCCGCTTCTTTAGCCGCTGCTTGCGCTGCTTCTTTAGCCGCTGCTTGTGCTGCTTCTTTAGCCGCTGCCTCTGCTGCTTCTTTAGCCGCTGCTTGTGCCGCTTCTTTAGCCGCTGCTTGCGCTGCTTCTTTAGCAGCTGTTTCCGCCAGTTCCCCTCCTACAAGCCCTCCTATGGAGAATCCTTCAAGAGTTTGCCAATAGGGTTTCCCTGTCTGGTATTCGTATATATCTATTTCTTTAGGGAGCATTATAATATAGGCAATGAATTTTACTTACTCCGAAAATCCAAGTACTGAATTCTCGGGCACGTTATACAAAAAGTCCTTTCCTGATTTAGATAGAGCTAAGAAGTACTGTACCTATGACGAGTATTGCGTAGGTATTTCTGATGATTCTGAAGGAATTTCGGCTGTTACATCTTTTGACCCAGTGTCAACAAACGCAAATGAGATGTCACGTATTTATTCAAAGGACTCAACTAAAATTTTTGACGGAACCCAAATGCCGGTTAAACTACTGTCCAATGAAATAATAAATAAATACCCGAATGGCTATATTCGGAATTTTATCATGGAAACGGTAGAGCGGGATGCTAAGGTTATACTAGTGTTGTATAAATGCAAAACGGAGCAAGATCGTATCGGACTAAATTTTTCAGGTTCTGATTTGTTTGGAGTTATGTTTATGAGTCAGACTGGATTTCAGTTAAACAAGATAGTTGAAACTGCAGGACTTCCGGCCGGAAAATATATAGCACGTCAAATATTTTACTACGATGCCGAAACTGATCTGAACGCGGATTATTCTATTGTTTTCAACGGAAGTCAACTTGTTACTTATGTAGATGATATCATGGTTAAAAGAACATGGCAGCTATCCGGAGGGTATGTACACTCAGTAAATCTATCTCTATCAAAAGGCAAGCATTCTTTCATAAATGACTTCTCATTTGACACGAATAGTTTAAAATTCACAATTGGGACTGATTCATATGATTCATTTTTTATGCCGAAGCTAGGAACTGATTATCTAGTCGCTAGTTACAACAACGATTTGTTTTACTCGGTAATCAATGCTAACAAGGATAGTGCGTGTACAGCTGATACATTAACTGATGCTAAGTGCCTAGTTCGGCTTAGATCTGAAGACTTGGCAAGAACAACAAGAATGCAGATCGCTGAATATGAAGTAGAATCTATTTTGCCGTTTGTAGAACTTATTTACTCAGATGACACAATTGACTATGATGTCAAAAGGACAGTTAAACAAAAAGCTGAATCTCTTTTGATCAATAAAATTATGACACTTGACTTCAGTAATATTCCCCTTCTCATTTTTCTCATGAAGCTAGTTAGTAACGAAGTATTGGAAAAGTTAACACGTTCAGATTTCTTAGAACAATGTTCCGATGAGTCAAGCATTGCATTCAAATCAGGTCTATGTAGACAACTTGAAAATTCCATTCCAGATAACGAATATATTGTCAAGGCAATAGACCGAAGAAATTATATTTACTGCACTCAGTTAGATGCACAAAACATGTATACGTTTGAATACGGAAATGAAGATAGGTGTTCAAAAATCCAACCCGAAATAAAGAAGTATTTTATGGCAAACAAGTGTGTTGACGATGACGGAAACTTTAAAGATAATGAATGGTGTAGGAGTAAATCGATGATAAGAGCATCTGATGAATCTAAAAGAAGGGACATACATTTCGACAAGATGCTTGACAAACAGATTATTATGCCATCAAGAGATAAAATCATAGAAGCGGAATCTATTGAAAGAAATATTGAATACTCTCTAATCTCTGCAAAACAAAAGTTAGAAACTGCAAAATCTGCATTGGCTTCAATGCTAGCTGAACCGGAAACTATAATAGTCGAAGGATTTGATGATTCAGAGCAAGTGACTTCAGAGCAAGCGGCTTCAGAGCAAGTGACTTCAGAGCAAGTGGCTTTAGAGCAAATTCTTCCTACAAAAGCCGAGCTTATTGAAATCGCAATGAAAGCAATTTTAGACTCAGAAACTGAGATAGACATTTTGACAAAATCATATGAGGCTGCAGCCTCAAACACGCTGTCTGTCCGTTCAGAGTATTCCCAATCCGCCGACCTTCATTCACAGGATTTGCAATACATAACAAATAGATATATTGATGACACTTCCAAAGAACTTGAAAACTATGATTTAGCGGATAAAGTTTTAACAGAAACTCTTATGAATCAATATGAGACTTCAGATTGTATTCCATGTGAAACAATTTACGATGATTTACTTTCAAAGGATATCCATGGGGAAGTAAGATCTAAACTCCTAGCAAGCAAGAAAAAAAAAGAAGTATACAAATGTGCTACTGAGAAGAAATGTGATAACATGTTTAACACAGATGATGAGTTATCTGTGCTATTGTATTCAAATGAAGTGGCAAAATTTTGCGGAGATTCTCCCTTTGATACTAATTGTGTGACATACTACGACTTTATTCTTTCAAAGGCCCAAGCAGCGGCTGAACAGCCGCTCACCGAGAATCCAGTGGCTGAACAGCCGCTCACCGAGAATCCAGTGGCTGAACAGCCGCTCACCGAGAATCCAGTGGCTGAACAGCCGTTTGCCGAGAATCCAGTGGCTGAACAGCCGTTTGCCGAGAATCCAGCGGTTGAACAGCCGTTTTCCGAGAATACAGCTGCTGAGCAGACATCAGTCGAGTCTTTTGAAAATTATACAAACTACAAATGGGTATTTATACTTTTATTCTTAGTTTTCGTCATTGTCTTTCTTATTACAATCAGAATTGTCACTAAGACTACCAAAACAAATAATACAATGAGTTGAACAGTTCGCGGATCCACGCAGCTTATCTCGTTTAAGTAGGTATTATTACAAGCTTCAGTGCATGTTTTCAGCTGGCTAACTTGGCAAAGATCTTGTATAAAAGAAAGGCGCTTAGGCGTTTCCTTCATAAATTCTATACAGTTCTTGTTGTTAAAGTCTTTTCTACATTCAAGTTCCATTGTTTCTTTTTTGAATTCAGGGTCAAACTTTTGCAATTCGGTTTGACAACTGTCTGAAAGTACGGAAGATCCCAAACAGTTAGTTTGAAGTGAAGAAATGCGTGATTGAATTATATCGTCGATTGCAGAAGATCTTTTGTCTGTAAAAGCGCTAACTTTGTCTGACACTAAACTAAACTTGTCATGTATCTTAAATGAGTCTAGTCCGAAGTAACCAGTAATAAATGTTTTTATCTCATTTGACGCAACTAGAGAATTACGAAATGTATCATTTGACGCATAATCTGTCATAGCGGAATCTAAATCTTTCTTTATCAGCATGATCGATTCCTTTGAAAGTAATGTAATCTTTGGTAAATTGTAACGCCCGGATTTGCTAGCTGGGTATAATTCTTCATATCCGAGTATAGGTTTATTTTCAAAGTAGTAATCAGTCTTTACAGCCGCTGAGCGTGCCATGCCAAGAGGCTGCACAACTTCACTTCCTTCTGTCATAGTGATTGTAAATATCCCACTACTGTCTGCTTTTGAATATTTACAAAAGAAATCAGCCGCTCCGCAACCTGCTACATCTAACTTTGATGACATATCAGGAATTCTAGTTGCATATCCAGAAGCTATACCTGTGTGTGTACTATTCTTAACAGAGTAAGCAGGCAACTTTGAATAGTTTGTCTCTATGTAATACTTTGTCAGTTCTTTCATATAGTCTGCATTGTCAGAATTTGGCAATAGTCTTGATACATAGTTTGTTCCTGATACAGTCACGCAAACAACCGCCCATCCGTTTAGAATTAGGATCATTGACGAGCTTGCATTTGTATCTCTAAAGTTTGATTTGTAAACAACGGATGTTCCGTTCATGATGAATATTTCTCCTGACTTATCAACAAACCAGTGAGTCGATGTTTTATTAGTTGTGTTGCTGGACCAAATCGAAGAACTGTTATTGTACAAAACTAAGTTACCGTCTAGTTGAAACTTTAATTCAGTCGAACCGGATTTAATCGATGACTCTTCTTGAGCAATTGCCGGTCTTCTAATGTTAACTCCTGAGAATACCATTGCAACGTCTGAACCAATCCATCTAATGATATAGTCCAGCGAATCGTAAAATTCTATATTTTCTTTAGAAATCCCGTAACTAATAACTCCGACTGCAGTCGCGTTGTAAGTCATTGCGCCTGAAGTGTTGAAAATTTGTATTCCTTCCGTCCCGAATGTTACATATCCTCCTACAGCGAGCTTCCATACTACCAAATTGTTTACAACATAATTAAGATATCCATTGCCCAGTGAAACATAAGAAGTATCTACTTTCATAATGGCATATTCTGCAGAACTTTCTTTAAATTTTAGAGGGGCTGTCAGCGTCGGTCCTACTTCTCCCAAGATCTTGATTACAAAATTTGAATCGTCGACACAATACAGGCCGAGAGTATTAACCTCAATTCTACACTTAGAAGAAGTGACAGAAACTGAAGCGACAGAAGTAGTCCCGTCATAAAATGTCAAAGTGCCATTGGCAAGTTTTACTTTCGTTCCTTTACCTGCAGCGCGTATACTACTTGATAATTTATAATCAGATTCCGAAAGTGTCCAAAGCCCAAAAGAACCATCTTCGGAAAATTCTAAATAACTGACAGAGTCTTTTGAATAAATACGAGCTCCTTTATTCATAAAGGCAGAGTCTACCAATGAGTTTCCGTGGCACTCCGCTGATAATACCGGTGTTTTCGCAGCGGCCCATGACATTAGTAAATCAGTTGGGTCTGTGCTGTACTTTAGTTTGTCAATGTATAACGCACTTTCAAACGTACCGCCTGCTCCATCGTCAATAAGTAACTGTTTTGTTGACTCAGGGAATACACTTGCAGGGCAGTTAGTTATTGCTTTCCACTTTGTAAGCAGTTCGGAATCTGTGTTACAAAACTTGTTGCACTCTTCCGTGTATTCAAGAGGCTCCGCGGTTGTTTCTACTGATCCTGAGTACAACGGAGGAACAAGTTCTCTAACTTTTGTCTTTGAATCATAACCACATTTAGAGGAGCATCCGTAGTAATCACTATACTTGCTCAATGCAGAATATTGAGGAGACGGGTTTATGGAATAGTAATAATCAGGTTTTGCGGGAGTTTGTAGGTCGTTAATATTAAAAGATTTCCCGTCCGATCTTACGAAAGTGACACTTGTCGTAAGAACATCACATGCAAACACATGCCTGCCTGGATTTAATGTTACGTTTGAATTTGCAGCATAAGAATACGCGGAAGTGTCTAATGAAAAAATATTACACGCTGGTACCGTAACAACAGAAAATGTACCTGCCTGGATTATGTAAAACACCTGACCTTTATTTTTTATCAAAAGGCTGTCAATGGAGTCGTATGCAGGGGGTTTTAGATTGTCTAACATTTTTTGCAATGTCGGTTCAATAACGCTTGAGCATTTTTTCATCTTTAAATCTGCAGAACAATCGGTTAGTATCATTTTATCATTAGGCGCGTCGATACATTTTGTCAACTGAGTTTCGAGTTTAAACTTGGAACCGTCGTATACAAATTTTTGAGTTGCTAGGTTTGCATATTTCTGAAGTTTGATGTCACTTCCTACAACAGTAGCTGCCAGTGTCGGATCGGTTGATGTCCGAAGTGACTTAGTTTTAGAATCGTAAATGTACTTTTGCGAGTTACTGCTGTTACAAGTCGCGCTGTTAGCAAGGTCCAGGCACTTGTTTCTAAGATTTACTTCTCCGCAATAATCCATGTATACTATTGATTAGATATTTGAATCAAGTCTAGTGAAAGATATAGTTTCCGTGGCGCAATGGATAGCGCGTGCGCCTTCTAAGCGCAAGGTTGCGGGTTCGACCCCCGCCGGAAACATTCTTTTTTTGTCATCAAAAAAATAAAACAAGAATATTATATAATCATGCTAATCATTTTTCGAATCATTTGGACGCTGCTTTTTGCGTCTTGTTTGTTTTGTCTTTCGTGGTTTCAGCTGGAACTTACATTGGAAGAAAAACTTCTAATCTTAGGATCTGCTATTGCAATATTTATAAGCGTATGGATTTGCTTTCTCAGATCTTCAATCGACACGACACCAATGCCTATAACTCCGGTTTAGCGCACTTTGGACATAAAAATTGATTTTCTCTTTCATGTATTGACAAAGCCGGCACAATATTACCGACATGTACACTTTTGAGATTTTGCTACACATGCGATTTAATAACGAAAATGCATATTTTGCACTCGTTAGCAATGGAAGGATTTCTGAAGAGATTATCATAGAGATTGAACTTATCGCCATCATGACAGAAGAATACGAAGCTATGCAGACTAATGAAACAATGGCAGCTAATGCGCTGATAGCTCTTAGTCGCGGACTTCGTATGGATTAGAGCGAATTGGAGACGGGCCGTTGTACATTGGCGTGAACATCATCATTACGACAAAGGCACAGATAAAGATCACCATGAAGATAATAAAGACGACAATGGCAGCTTCTGACATTCTTTTTTCAAATGTATATATATTTTGTATTAAAAAAAAGAAATCAATATAATTGAGACAACTTGCCCGAGTGGTCTAAGGGGGCAGACTTAAGATCTGCTGTGTTCGCACGCGCGGGTTCGAACCCCGCAGTTGTCATCCTTATTTTTTTTTGATGCGCCATATCTGTTAGATTCATTGCCAACCGATTGTAAATATCTCATCTTCTGTAAGGTAATCAATAAGCTGGTTGAAGATCTCGGTTTGAGTGCCCTTTGAACAAATATCTGATATTTCTTCGTACTCAGGCCGCATCGCGAAATGGTCAAATGCTGATTCAATGAATTCCTTTCTGGAAGACATGGGGTAAAAGCGCTTGTAATGCACTTTCGGAATTTGCATAGCGTCGTAAGTTGATGCAATTTGCCAATCGAGTAAGTAGTTCATAACTACGCGTCTGATCTTGACCCTGGCCGAGTTTATAACCGAAAGCGCGACGTTCCGTGATTCGTGGTTAATCTGAAGTTGCGAGTCGAAAGCAGTAAACTGGATGATGCGTTGTGTGATTTCATTTGGCAGATTCATGTTTGCAGAAGCAATCATATTAAGAAAAAAGAAAATCAATTTTTTACCGGAAGTTGAAATCACCATCCAATCGAAAACAACTCTTCTTCGTTCAACAGATCCACAATGAAGTTGAATCCGTCGATGGTGGGCTTTTCCCTGATGTTCAAGATTGCGTTGTAAGTGACCGGCCCTTCTTCAAAGTTGTAAACTTCGGAGTTCTCCAGAATTTCGACAGCGTAATTAATAAAGTAATCTCTGTAGATCATCGGGTAAAATCGCTTAATCTGTGCTTTGTTCGGCTCCTCAATCTCCCAAAAGAACTTCTTCTTATCAAGCAAGTAGTTCGTGATTGCACGTCTAATCTTAATCCTGAAAGGGGCTATCACTGAGATAGCATTGCTGCGTGACTCGTGATTAATCTGAAGCTGAGTGCTGAATGGTGCAAACTGAATGATACTCTGGATGATGTCATTTGGCAAGCTCATATTGGTCAGCTTTGGTAGTGAATGGCAAATTAAGAAAAGAAGAAAATCAACTTTTTTTGACAAATTATAAAATTGAATAAATTCTTCATAAGATGTAAAAATGATGAACATTCATGAACTAACGCGTATTGCTAGCAACATTAATAGTATTCCAAGTTTAATTGAATCCGTTGTTATAAATACAAATAATATGCAAAATCTTCAGCAGAGATCTGATATTCATAATATCAGATTAGATAATATCGAACAGGTTATCGATAATCAATATCTAGTGATCCGAGAGTTTAAACAGGAATCTAATGCTAGACTAGATAAGTTTGAATCTAATCTATCGGAATTCAAAAAAGAAGTCAAAGCTGATCTATCGGAATTCAAAAAAGAAGTCAACGTTAGGTTAGATAAGTTTGAATCTAATCTATCGGAATTCAAAAAAGAAGTAAAATCTGATCTATCGGAATTCAAAAAAGAAGTTAACGTTAGGTTAGATAGGTTTGAATCTGATCTATTGGAATTCAAAAAAGAAGTCAAATCTGATCTATCGGAATTCAAAAAAGAAGTCAAAGATTGCTTAGATAAATCAGATCGGCGTATGGATAACATGGAAAAAAAATTAGATGACATTATCTCGCTTCTGAAAAACAAAGATTAACTTTGATATCGAAATCTATCAAACGGATTAGACGCAGCTGAAGCAGCAGATGATAAGTCTTTTGACATCATCTCATTTACAGTTTCTAAGAATATTTTTTTTGCTGCGAGTTCGTCATCTACATGAAAATATTCTCGACCTTCTGCGAGAGCAAAACGCTCTCTAAATTTAGAAATAAGACGTTTCTCGGCTGCTAAATAATTGTTTCCAATTTCAGCCATGCCGATGTATCGCGTGTTTTTACCGTAGCTAGACAGTCTATTAAGATTAGGAACGGATGACATTCCGACCTTAATTATGTCTGTTCCGATGTGTTTTTTAGCCTTGATGATGTAGATGTACATTTTCAAAAGCCGCGGCTAGACGTTCTTGTCTTATATGATCTAACACAAGTTGAATAACTTCGGCGTATTGAGATTGTATCTCACACGGAAGCAAATCGAAATCGATTGTATTAATGTAATCACTATCTTCTGAAATGTTTTTATTTGCCTTATCTGCGCGCAAACAAGCGCTTTTGAACAGCCTATACTGGGTACACATGCTATTGTGCATGTGATCTAGCATATCTGACATATCAAAGTTTCCATTATGAAACGCAAGCATCACTTCCGGGGTTAGCATGTCGTTGATAGAACCAACACATGTTTCAAAGAACAACCTTGGATACTTGCCTAATCTCTTAGTCTTAAATGAAACTCGATCGTTTAGGTAACGCGCCCAATCCATTCCTATGTGTCTATTGAAATAAAACTCAATTTTATATCAAATGGCAAAAAATAATGTCTGAGAGAAACCGCAGCATTTAACTAAAAGTGCTTAAATCAATCGGTTTATTTGATGAATATTTATGCTGTGCTTTTCGACTGCTTAGAAAGCATATGCTTGGTTGGATTGCATTGCTTACAGCCTACTTTGCGTAGCTTTATCGCATTCCAGTTGCCAACATGTTCGTGTCCATTAGGACAAATCCATTTGTACGTTGTCTTGGCGTCGACATATAGTTTGTCATTGAACCGAAGTCGCAAACTTTCTAGACGTTCTGACATCTTGTCTAATTTTTTGTTAGATGACAAACAATTGCGGCAACATCCGTTTTTAATTTCGCGTTGTTTCAAATTGTCCCAAGCCGCTGAATAATTAGATTCGCAATTGCTACACTTAATGTCCATCATAGATCCACTGTTGATAAACTGTCCAACAAGCTCAATGTTAACGGAAGCGAGCTTATCTGCTACAGATTCTGTAGACAATGGTTTGCGCCCGCTACAATCCCAGCACCATCTTCCTCGTTTAGCATCCGAAGGTTGAAGTTTGAATTCATGCCCTTCTGAACATCTAAACACGTAAAATAGACGGCCTTCTGAAACAGAACGCAAATACGTCCCGTCTTTAGCTTCTGCCATGTCCTGAATCTCAGAGTTCATCGCTGTGGAAGATATCTTATTGTGGTCACTTGAGTTGAATTCTATTTCTTTGGCACTCCAATCGATGTCAACTTCTACATTTAAATGTGCCATAATGAATTCAACGGTGCCGCGGAAGCTCTTAATTGTGTACGGGACAACAATTAGGTTGATTCCGTTAGCACTGCAAAATTCCGCTTTTTTCGCATCTCTTTCTTTTTGTTCTTCAAAGCCGCCATATTTATGAAAGAACTTGACATCTTCTTTATAATGTTGAATACCATTATATTCACACGCAATTCTTAATTCTTCATTATACATATCAAGCTCAAGTCCACCATCTACAACATCGCGCGTTTTGTTAAACGGCTTGTTAAAGATGTTTTCTAAGATGAAGCCACATTTACGTTCTCCACTTGTTGTTGAGCAGATACTATAAATCGATTAAATCGACTCAATTAAGGGAAAGTATCAACTCCCGTGGTAAATCTACAAGCATAAGTACTGAAGCAAAATGTTTCGAGCGGCGTTAAAATCTCTGTCTAAAACAGTTCCACATTTACATCTATAAACTTTAGATGTTTTAGGATCATTTAACACTCCGCAGTTACCGCAAAGCTTAGAAGTATAATGTTCATCAACTCTGAAAAGATTACATTTGTATTTTGCGCAGCTGTATTTCAATGCTTCACTAAACTTATAAAAACTCAAACATCCCATCATACGTTTTACACTTGATGGAAGTGTGTTACTAGATAGCATCTGACTTGTATTGAAGCGGGGAAGTAGAACGTTTTGGTAGTTCCGACTTAAGAAAGATGCTATCTGTAAATGCATGTTATGCACTGTGTTTTTGATTTTCAGATGAAGTTTTTGAATTTTTTTTGCTATATTTGATCTTGACTTAGACAATATTCTTGTCTTTATACTAGATAGCTTGTCGATTCTGATGTGTAAATTTTTGAGTTTAGCTATATCTTCCCTTCCGAACTCCATCACTAGTCCAGACAAATCATAACCAGATTGAAAAGTTCGTACTCCTGGATCTAAGCTAATGGCAAAATTTCTATTATCAGGAATAGCCACCTTTTCTGATTTTACTGAAAGTATCAAATAACATTCTCCGTTTTTCATGATAATTTTAGACTGTGCTTCATTAGACTTTGGAAGTTTTTTAGTAGAACGTTTTGACATCTTGAGAAATTTATCAGATTTTAATCTTCTTACAAAAACGCTAGCCGTTTGATTGTCAATCTTCAACGCGCTTTTAGTTGTATGAAACATCCCGTTGAATTTATCGTATCGTTTAAATCCCAATCTGAAGTGCTGTATATTGCCTCTTAACTTGTTTGTAATAGCTGATTTATATGCTGTAATTACATCATTCACAACAAGCTGTCTTACATCATAAGGAACTTCAATATGCCATGCGTGTGGAGTTTCTAATAATTCCTTGTCTGATTTTATGATTTCATTTCGTAATGAGATGAACGAAATATTTAAGTTCCAAGGAATTTTCTTTTTCGCATGAGATTTACAAGTATATGAATTTTCCTGTTTTGGTTCAGAACAATGTATGCATGTTAAACTATCTTCAAAGAATTTTTTGCGTTCTTCATATCTGTTATTAACAGCCTCAACTGCTTTGTTATAATAAAATCTAGACAATGCCATGCATTTCCTAAACAGAATCTTCTGATTCTGATTCGGATAAATCCTGAGTTTGATCGATTTCGTATCTCCTAGATCCATAGAATCTTGCTGTAAAGACTGTGATAATTTCCATAAGATCGGTTGCGAGTTCTTGACTTGCTGAACTTGTCGTGTTTGAGTTGTTGTGAATAACTTCAAGTGACGCTCCAAATTTACTGAACATCCATTCAAAGAACTCAAATCCAAATCTAGAGAATCTATCTTTGTTGGCAACCACAACTTTGTTGATCTTTCCTTGAAAGAGGAGTTCCAGGATTTTAATAAATCCTTTTCTCTTGAAGTTGATTCCAGATCCAATATCTTTGATAAGTGTAAATTCCGGAAATGCTCTTTGAAGTTTAATTCCTTGTCGTTCCAAGTCCTGTTGTTGTTTTTTAGACGATACTCTAGCATAAATGATATTTGCTGAAACTTCGTCTGGGCAAGACGATTCACATTCTTCTTGCTTGATAACATATCTATAATGACCTCCGCTAGTAATATTGACAGGAACTTTACCTTCTCTTGCTAATTTTCTTAGATGAGGAATTGAAACGTTGTAATGCTTTGCTGCTTGTTTAGGATGTAGTATCTTAACACTGCAATCTGTTTGCATTACTATACCTGTGTCATTTTATGGCTCTATAATCAAAAAAGAAACGATTTATTCCATTTAACTAATCAGTGCGGGCAGCCTGATTTTTCAGAGTATACGTTGTGTACATAACAGCTCCATTCGTGTCCTTTTGGGCATCTATATGACCCAACACATCGTGTACTAGTGACTTCATCAATGTTAAGTAATTCAAATCCTCTGCTTATAATTTTTTCTATGATTTCTTCAATGGGGATTTTTTGTCCAGAGCAAATCTTGCATTGCGTAAATCTGATGTTATCTGATTTAGTTGTCCATTCGTGTTCGTTTGAGCATTGAAACGTTACATTTTCTCCGGACTCGTCCAGAATTGTATAACCTTTCTTACCAGCGATTTCTTGCCACGTACCATTTTCGCTTCTACACACATTACAATATTTAGCTTTTCTGTAAGCTTCTCCGATAGTGGATTCCCATGTAACTTCGTGCTTAATGCATCTGATAAGTGCTCGCGTGTTAGTCGTTTCGTAAACTGACTCGTCCACTAATTCATAGCCGAGTTCGGCGAGTTTAGCTTTGGCGGTTTCGAATTGTACGGACATTGTTAGTGACTATGAGTTTCGGTAATCAATTTTATTTTTTCAAAAAACACTTAAGTGGCATACCCGCGGCGAACCCATCTCAAAAATAAGAAAGGAGCGTATTTTGTCAAAGTGCAGCACAGACGTATAAGATTAGCAACTAGTCAAAAAAGAAACGATTTAACTAAGTGGCGTAAACATACAAAAAAAAAGAATTGGTTAATTTTAGATGGAAGTGCTCAAGCGCATGTAATGCAGAAACAACTTGCAATGTCTGATGGTATCTCTCTACGTGAGGTAAACCGCAGCCGACCCATCAGGTAGCGTAGCGTAACGCAGCTGAACCGTCCGAAATTAGAAGGAAGTTAAGAGCCACAGCATTAACCACTAGATCGGCCGTGCGATCCGAGCGAACGTAGTCCGACGAGTACTCAAGGTAGAACTCACGGGCGCGCGACACATTGATGTGGCCAGACGGCTGGTAGGTGCCAGGGTATAGGCAGAAGCTGATCATGTACACACCGTTGTCCGTAGGGGTGGCAATGTTCCAGCCGCCGTACGTGTACGGGACGTAGCTGTTGAAGAACTTGCTCGGCATGTTGTTGAAGAGGGGAATGCCCTGCGACGTGATGCTGAATCGGCTGACGTGGCCGCGTTGCTTGCTGAGAAGGTAACCGGCCGAAGCACCAGTGACACCAGCAGATTGCGTAACAGCAGCCTCAGACACGACACCGAACTTGTGCCAGTCCGACATGTTTGAGTCAATGACCGAGTTTTGACTGCCGACCGCGGCGACGTTAGCGTTGCTGGCAACGTTAGCGGTAGGGCGGATACCAATGTAGAGAGTCTCAATGGGCCACTTGATAGCCTGGAGGTGCACGTTGTCCGAAGCCTTGTTGACGTTGGTAACTTGGCGACGGTGCACACGGATAAGCGAGAATCCAACACGGTTGATGTAGATATCGTGGATGTCCGGGTTAACGAAGATGTTGTTAATGTAAAGATCACAGTTAGCGAACGTAGGCGTGGTTAGCGCAGGAGCGGCTAGTCCCGTCGTCGAAAGGGCGCCAGGGTTGATAATGGCACGTAGAAGCTGCGAAGGCGAAGCAAGGTCGATGTTGATGAAACGCTGGCCGTAAGGAATGCACACTGAAGGAATGGAAAGGCGAGGGTCAGTGTTGAACCAGAATAGAAGCGGGATGAACATCTCTAGATCATCGTGGGACTGCTTGTAAGTTTGGTGGCCGTCGTAGTGACGGAATGAAGCGCGAGCGTTCTTAGGAGCAAGAGGCGCAGTGGTGTCATCATGGTACTTGTACATGGCGTCAACAGGAAGCTCCTGGCCCATGTTCTTGAACCAGCCAACTTTCTTCGACTCAGGTACGCAGAATTGACGGTGCATGTTGTACGTGTCCGGGTAGTACTCATCTAGAGGGTTTCCGTTAACATCGAAAGACACCTTTTGGAAAAGACGCTCGCCGGGAAAGTCGCACCAGCGGTAAAGAGCACAATCGGCATTAAGGTTGACAGGAGTGCCGCTGAAAGTCACAGAAGGGGCATTGATCTTCACGTGCACTACCATGTCGTTGAAGAAGTCTCCAAACTGAGGAATGGAAAACTGAAGCTTAGAGCCAAGCACGGGGTTGTTAGACACGACCTTGTTGTACTCGAAACCCATAGCAACAAAAGGCTTGAAGTGAGCGTTCATGAAAATTACGTGAGTCTTTTCAATGTCAGCAATGGTAGGATTAGGATTGGCAAGGTCCTTACGGGCTAGACGAATAGCTCCTAGCCGGCGAGCGAGGCTCTCGGTGGCCATAAGCATTTGATCTTGCTTACCATCATTTGTTAATAGCGAGTAAACACCGCCGGAACTCATAGTATATTTATCGGTACATTCTTTCGACAAAAAAAAATAATTGCTAAGCAATTGATCTAGACGCGCAGGTTTCCTATGCGGCTAACTACCTCCGTGTACTCAGACTTGTAAACTTTTCCGACACTAGCAGTGTTCCACTTATTGTTACGTCTCTTGATATTATAATCATTGAGAACCTCGCTAAGTAGCTGATAGGTTACCTTCACTGTCCCGTGCTGGGGGAGCGTATTGTACTCAAAGTTTGAGTCTTCTTCGGTAATAAGAATCGGAACGAAATCAGATTCTCGCTGCAAAGCAGTTAGAAGTCGCTTAAGATGGTAATCTAAGCAGTTCAACGCCATCGACTTTTTGCAAGTCGTGACAATGAATCTGATGATAGCTTGTTCATTATGGTCTCGCACATGTCTCTTGTTGAAACGAGTGTACCCGTACTTAGGGCGACCGATGGCAATGCCGTTTTCTTTGCGGTACTTAATAGAGTTACGAACTCGTTCAGAAATTAACTCAGATTCATACTGGCTCGCGCTGATAATCTTTCTGAATTCGTGCCTGCCGAACGCGGTGAATGTGGAAATACGCTCTTTGACACTATGGATAGTGATGTTGTTGAGTTCAAACAGATTTGTCATTGAGTCGGCCTTAACTACATTTCGAGACAGTCTGTCGACTGCGTAAACGATGATGTTAATGTCTTTCTTAGACAACAGACCTGCTAGCTCTTTCTGACTCTTTAGCTTGTAGGCTGAGCATTTCTCTTCGACAACTTCATAATCTGTTACATCATTATCTTCACAGAACTTGACACAAGAATAACGCTGGGCGTCATAGTCTTGCTCCTGAGTACTAACTCGAATGTAAATGTAAGTCATTTGACTGAGATTAATCTGGTGTGTGTTCATATTAACTGAGTTATCAACGTTAGATTCCATATTAATATCGTTACCCATGTTAACTTCGTTGTTAACTGAGTTAGATTGGAACATCTGGAAGAAAGAGCTGAACATTGTTGCAACAGTACAAATTAAAAAACCAAAATTCAATTTTTTTTCAAGTTCTATCAAGTACAAATCGCTTTGCTTGAGACGATATCGTGAAATACAGATCAAAAAATATGACCACTTTGACAGAATAGTCCAATCGGCGGAATCATCAGATAACCAATCTGTAGTAGATCGAAATGCCTGAAACCTCATCGTTGCGCGTGTACTCAATGATATCCCCGGGCTTGGCATGTGACCAAATTACTGTAGCGTCGTTGCGCTTTACCTTAGGCAACGTTGACTTCTTGATGTAAAGATTTTCTATAAGCTCAATAGATTCTGCCGTGTTTAGAACTCTGTACTTAGGAACCAAAATATGGTCAGGGACCACTATGATAAAATTGGAGTAAGTATAAGCTACGATTCCTACTGTTTTGATGTAGTTAACTACATGAGTACTAACCGGGTTTTGAGTAACCAATATGATTTCATAAGACTGGCTAAACTTGGATACTAATTTTTTTACATCTGCGGCTTTAAGCCCTTCACTCGTGTTAAAGTGATATAGCACAATCTTAACTTGCTTATCTGAATCATTATCGATGTGATTATGGATACAGTTAATGATAGTGTATCCGTTTGTAAATAATTCATGACTTACTACTTCATAAGGCAGGATATCTACAACAGTTAACTTGCGGTACTTAATGAACTCTTCAGTGATGTTTTTATAAACATTCCCGACGATTTGATCATTTGCCCGCATTGTGAATAGATATATTATAATCTGCTAATCAATTTTATAATCCATAATATATAAAATGGGTATGGTAATAATAGGAGCCGTTGTATTCATTGTCATAGTGCTAATAGTACTGCAAACAAGTGGCTTAGATAACCCGGTTTCTGAAGTTGCTAAACTTGAATCAGCATTCAAACAAGCGGCTAAGCCCTTTGAATTACTTAAGTACAAATTAGCGTCAGCCAGCAATAAGCGCAACATCATAGCAGGATGGGCCTCCTTGAATCCTGCTTCTGTTTCTAAGATTTATTCCAATTTTGAAAAGATTGGTGATGAACTAAGTTCTTTGAAAAAATAAAACAATAGATATACGATATGGATCCTGAGGCGCAGATAGAGATACAATTCAGAAACAGTCTTTCTTCTCTAGGAAAGGCTAAATATTTTGCTTCTTCTTCATCTGCTAAAAAAGCTGCTATTGACACCTTCAAAGCAAGCAACCCCGCCCTTGTGAAAAAAATATATGAAGATGCCAATCAGATTATTATGAACAAAGCAGCAGCGGCTAAGACAGAGTTAGCCGCTATCAACAAAGCTGCAACTCAGCCTATTGTTATTTCTTCTAGTAACGGAACTGTTAAAACTATTAATCCCGTAGTACAAGCGATTGTGCCTCCCGCAAATGGTTTGCCTGGTATTGTAAAGTATGACACTACGAATATCCCCGCGGATATAAAAAAAGAAGTCATAGATATTCTTGATGGCCGGGCAGCTGCTATTGCAGGAGCGGCGACTATCGTTGCTCTTAGAACTAGACAAGACTGCGGTCCATTTGAATTAACGACTATATCTGGTTTCAAAACTATTATCACACCTATTTGCAACCGCCCTGTTGGTGATGGCACTGTTGAAATAAACATGGAAGAAACATTAAGCAGAGTCAAGGCTCCGGTTTCGGAAATGAAAGAAATTATAGTTGCGGTCGGAACTAAGTTTGGCTATTTGAATTAGAAAGCAATGTTAACAAGTCATGCATAACTCGTCTGATCAAGTAATCCTGAGTATTTTTTTGATGTAAATGCGGCATATCTGCCGGGTGTTTTCCTCGTACAAAACATATATCGGCCCCGTGGTAATATTTACATTCTTCTTTATCACAGTCATTGTTACACTTGAAACACTTCTTGCTTTTTTTTGATACCAGATTCCCTACGTTTCCGTAAAGTACAACCCCCGAGATATTAATAAGAAACTGGTCGTGTATTTTGTCATAATACAGCCCTGAGTGAGGCTTAGCATAAATGTATTCTTTCACTTGGCCGAAACTTAACTTATGGTTTAGCTCTGTGCAGTAAATTCCGTTTATTTTGGCTAATGTCTCTTCGCACGTAAACTCGCGATTAATGATGTTACGCATCTGATCTTTTGCATACTCTTCTATGAACTTATTATTCGCGAGTCTTTTGAGAAGTTTACTAGTTTCAGTAATCAATGTGAGAACAGTTGTTTTATCTTCTAGGCTTGCCATTTATTAAACTTTCTGCAATTTGTAATTAATTTTGACTACGTTACATTAGAATAATGATGAAACCAGGCCGCCCTCGTAAAAACCCTGTACCCGAGCCAACCCCTCGAAACGGAATCGTACATGACCCTTCTAGTAATGATAACATGATTGAGATGTCTTACGACAATCCTATAATTTTCAAAAAGGTGTTTAGTCTCTTGAAAAATATGAATGTGAAAGAAATCAATTTCTACTTCACAGGAACTAGCGTGCTTTTGTTTGGAATTGACCATCTTGAAAAAAATAATATCCACATCAAGTTCAACCCTAACAAGATGAATCATTACTTTTGCGAACGTCCTGTAACTGTGACTATAGACACAAAGAATCTAGACAAGATCACTCAAAAGATCGACAAGAACTATGATTTGATTTCTCTGATCCTAAAAAAGGATTCCTACCGCAACAATGTCATCATCACTTTGAAGAATTCTACTTTGAGCATTGATGAGAATCATGTTGTTCGCCTAATCGAAAGCGACCGCAATTATGACTCTTTTGTTGGCAGGCCTCTTGACTATGTTAACTACCCGATTAAGTTTGAGCTTCCATGTAAATTCTTCAAGAAACTCATTAATGATATCTATGTGTTTAACGAAGTGTTCACCATTGAAAAATCATCGGGTCCTCTGAGTTTCACATATAAGAATATAACAAATACCGTAAAAGGATACAATATCTGCAGAGATGAGAAAAAAATAAACCTTGTTTCGACAGTTACTGACATTTTCAGCGTGTCAATTCAGATTGACTACCTGAAAGCTGTTTCAAACAGTTTGCTGGCGGACAACATCAAAATCTACGCAGACTCTGAGCGCGACCTCGTGCTAAATATGACAATTGACGAAGCAATCGATATCACTTCTTATGTAAGTATCAACAAGTACACGGTTTAAGATGTGTCGCGTAGCGCTATTGATTGTTCCATGAGGAACTCATCTATTTTTTTGTCTAGAGGACTATCGTTCAACACTTCAGTCTTAAAGGCTAAACCGCACCCGATTATGACAACTAATACTAATAAACCTAAAAGCACTGTTTTCATTATACGATCTCAATTATTTTTTTCTTTGCAGAAATTTATGTACAGTAGAGTATATAATATTGAAATGGCTTCTATTGTTGAGACCGCTACTACTTGGTGCAAAGCTAACCAAAAGGCATGCGCCGTTGCTGTTGGTGTTTTAGTTATGACTCTAGTCATTTGGGCCGCTACTTCTGGCTTTGTTAACAACCCGAATGCCATCCGCCGTTACATTGTTGCCACTGATGGTGTAAGCCTTGATGACAAGATGAACGCCGCGCAAAAGTCCGGACTGACTGGTTCTCGTGACGCTCCTGTATTCTTTTCTGACTTCGACATAGAAATGAAAAAAAATGGTAACGGCGACCTTGTAGCTGAACGTGCTGAACAATTTACCAACGAGAAAGCCTCTGACATAACTAACATCGAAGACCGATTTATGCTACACTAAGAAGACATCCGCGCGTGAATACACGCGATTAGAATATTGTTCAAAGAGCTTTGATATAACGTAATAGCTTCTGGCCAGTTTACTTTTTTTGCATTCTGGCTAATAGTCGAACCTGACTTAAAGTCCGGCTTAGAATAAACTATCGGGCAGTTGGAATATTGTCTGGCAGGATGTGCGTTGTCTTTGTAACCCAAGTATGGATCGTGATAATATTTACAGGCAGAGTTGTAACACCTTAAGCCCTTTGACAGAAGATTGTTATTGCATATAATACTTCTAGAGTTGTCTGTAGACTTTGCAGCATATACGTTGCAAAGTCGCGTGTTGATAACTTTATACTTATTCATAGATCCCACTTTGATAATAATGTGATGTGTTTGTCTGTCATAAAGCAATGTATTCATCGGAGTTTTAATAGATACACAATCGATTTGATCAAATGGGTAATAGTTATCAAATCCTATATTTATCGCTTCTGGATAAATTCCTGAAATGAAGTCATTCAAAGAAATAGGACTTATCGTTTTTGGTATTACAATAGGAATATACCCCTGCATTTCTTTCATGGGTCTCGCCGGCCCGGTCCATTTTTGGATTGTTCTTCTTTCTATATCAAACAGTTTTTCAAGCTGTTCTTCTGCGAGTTGATCCTTTTTAATCTGATTTATCAAAAGTATAAGTGTATGTTCCAGTATCGACGCGGCATCTATTTTATCTTGAGTTGACTCTATTGTGAATGGAATAATATTCATCAATATCAAGCCTGTTGTTATAATCGTAGTGAAATGTTCTTTCAAATATAGTGTCTACGGCATTGTTAAATGTTTGCCACTTTGCTTTTTTTGTCGGAAGAGATCCAAACAGTTTCCCGTTTGAGAAATATTTTCTAGAATCTCTGGTATCTGGTATGTTATCGAACGGACCTATCGCCTGATGATATAAATGCAACAATGCAAAGTGGTCAAATGTTTCTTTGTGCTCGCTGGTTTGACTGTGATCGCTTGTTTGACTTTGCTCGCTGGTTTGACTTGCAGTTGAATCTTTGTGAAACACATTGAATAAATGCATGCCGGTTAACATTTCGTTAAGGATGCACCCTGCAGTCCATATGTCTACCGAATAGTTATATCCACGGTCGCCTACTATTATTTCAGGGGGCGTGTAGTATAACGTTTGTATGTCAAGAGGTTTAATCACCGATTCTGCTTTTACAGATTTGTTGAAATCAATAATTTTGATGTCAATAGACTTGCAGTTTTCTGACTTAATTGCCTTGGCCAATTTCTTCTGACTCTTTGTGTCTCCTGTGTAATAAATCATAATATTGTCTGGTTTTAAATCTCCGTGAATAATTTTCGAATGCTGCAACTCCGCAAGTCCTATCACAATACAATGATAGATATGCATTGCGACGCTGAAACTAATTTTACCTGAGTCTATAATGTCAGACAGAGTCGAGGCGTATTGTTTGAAATGCAAACGGATATCTCGCGGTTGCGTTTCCCATTTCTTCAATGTTACAATTTTGCTCTTAAGTCTTTCTCCGAATTTACTCTCGTGTGCATCTTTGAAAGACTTTCTATTGCTTTTTATCAATTTCAATGTATCTATTTCTAAACCCGCATCAACCGCGTCTTCTTGCGAATAAATCTTCACTACTCCGGTTTCTGTTTTCACGACACTACCAAATGCACCTTGTCCGATAATTGACATTATCTTCATAATGGCGTTAAAATTAAAAAACCATTCTGATGTATAACCAAATGTATAACAAATGCATTCGATTACTAGCTATGGAGTCGCACTTGTAAAGCGCGTAGTCTTAAAAGATTCGAACGATTATGAATTTCTGTTCATTAAAAAACGGACAAGTTATGCGTTTATAACATTTGCTAAAGGGATCTACAGCCGAACTCACGATTCAGATATAATTAAGCTCTTTGACAATATGACAGTCGAAGAAAAACTATGTATACTGTCACTGAACTTCAGCAATATTTGGTATCTTTCATATCTTAAAACTCCGGCCATGATGACCTCAAAGGAATTGTCCAAGTATGAGAATTGTAAAGCTAAATTCGAGAGAAAGTTTATGTTTGATAATGGTGCAAAGCTCAATGAACTAATCGGCAAAAGTAAGTCTATTGATCAAATTTGGGAAATGCCCAAAGGAATGAAAAACAAAAACGAATCGGATTGCACTGCCGCTCTGAGAGAATTCAGTGAAGAGACTGGGATTCCGAAATATAAGTATCGCGTACTGTGGGACCAGCCTAAGATGATATACACTTTCGCAGATGAAGGAGTTGAATATAAATATGTCTACATTCTCGCCGTGATGTTAGACCCGAAGTACACTCCGCGCATTGATATTGGTCGAGACATCGCATTGGAAACTTCCGATATAAAATTCTTAAACGGAAATCAGCTGTTGGCGATGACGAAAAATAAGAAGTTATATGATTTCATCATGCGAATCAAAAAAAAAGTAAGATGTGTTATCTGAGTGAGTTTAGTGCATTGCGAAAGTGCCGACAGACTTACTCGCGCTTGCTGTCGTGGCAAGCTTGTCTGCTAAGTTATTCCCTTTTGTCTCGAAAGAATCGTCAGTTTGATGGCCGCGAGTGTGCCAAAACGTTAATGACACTCCTACCTTTTCAAGGTCCTCAACTGCTTTAATAAGTCTAACGATGATGTCAATGTTTTTACGAGTCATTAGCGTTCTTTTGCTAATCCATCCGGAAAGCCATGACGTCATTACATCGATCCAGAATTTTGAATCAGTAATAATGGCCATTTTTTCCCCAATGAAAGTAAATTTAGGTGCTTTTAAAGTGTTTAGCTGAACTCCTACAATCGTATCGCGTTCTGTTACATTTTTTTTTCGCTTGATGTTAATCATTGCCTGAATGGCTAACAGAATCGCGAGACCTTCCGCGCGGATATTTGTTGTTTGATAAATCTGGTAATTCAACTTCGATCTTTCATTTGGCAATTTATGTTCGCTACACTTACCCGATTCTGAATATCCGATCTTTGTGCAACTTTGGTCAGTACACAACCCTGTGTAATCTTTAAGCTTTCCGGAAAATAGAATCTCATTAGCAACGCTGTACACTAGTAAGTCAGATTCGAACTGAGATTCAAGTACTTTCAAGTTGGTCTTGTAGAAGTAAACCCCTGATCCAGATTTCTTAATTGGCGTGTTTACACTAGAGCCGTCCGTGAATGCAATATAATCGTAATCTGACTTGTCGAATGTCTCAGTTTGAGTATTAATTGCTTCGTACTCTTCGATCAATGACATGTCCATTCTGCTATGCCGTTTACTAATATTATTCAAATGCTTTCAATTTTAAAATTGAGAGCCGTATACTTAGTAAAGGTACTATGAGGTCATATGAAGAGTGTACATCTCTACTAACTGAGTTCATAAAGTCCACTGAAGAGTTAGCCCCGCAGGGATCTGAAGAATGGCTTTTCGCGCGCAAACTAACTGTCGGCGGGTCTGAGATAAGCTTATTATTGGGTAAAAGTAAGTATGGGGCAGTGAAAGAATTTATTGTTTCAAAGAGCAGATTTGCTAAGTTTAAAGCAAGTGCCCCGCTTTGGTTTGGCTCTGTGATGGAACAAGTAACTGAGAAGTATGTTGAAAAAAAATACAACTGCATCATTTACGAGACCGGCTCAGTGAAGTCGAAGAAGACAGAAAGGATAAGCTACAGCCCGGACGGATTAGCAGTTGTGAATTCCGGCGACCAAGCAGATATTGTCCTCTTTGAATTCAAAAGCCCGTTTATGGCTATTCCGGAGATAGGAGTGGTGCCGGAGCACTACATCAGTCAGCCGTTGCTTGGAATGTCTGTCATACCAATTTGCGACCGTGCTGTTTTCATTGAAGTCGTGTACAAGTTCTGTTCGCTTGATCAAATCTTGACATTGAATTATTCCAATTATCACTTCGGGAAACAGGTTGTCGCTGATATGATTTACTACGGCGGTTTGCATTTGTACGGGCCCTTTGAATCAGAATTTGATTCGGACTTGTCTATTTTAGATCGCGAGTCGATTAACGGGTATCTCAAAATGTGCGCGGAAAAGTCCATCGATGTTGAATACTCAGAGATTTATTCTTCAAAGGACATATCTGAATATAAAAAAGATATCGCTTCAGCCGCTAAGAATAAGTCAAATGATTGGAAGTACATTGGCACACTTACTTACAAAGCTATCATGATCAATGAAGTCGACCTTCAAAAAACTGACTTCATCACAGAAGAACTCATAGCGAATGTAGACGCAGTGTTTACTTCTATTCAGACAATTAATGAACAAACTGTAAACATGTCAGAAAAGGATTTCAAAAAATTTATCAAGCAGTTTTACTTCTGATTCACGAAGTGTCTTCCCAATAAAACTTAAAGTATCTTACGGCACTTTCGTTTTTCCGCGCCTCTAGTTCTAAGTTAATGAGCTTCAACTTTATTCTTTCGCATAGTTTTGATTTGTTCCCAGCTGAGTCAATCTTTAGAATTTTACATACTTTGACCAAGCTATCTCTTTCGTGTGTTTCACAAATAGATCCTGTTATTTTTTTCCTTTGGTCATTGTGCTCTTTACTCGGACCTACGCGTATTTTGAAAGCAACGTTCAATCCGTCTCTATCTTTTTCCAAGAATCCCAATATCTTCTGATTCTCCCTATACACGGAATGCAGGTTATTGTTGATAGCACTTTGCTTTATCCATTTTTTATCAGGGGACAATATCATCACTTCTTTTGAAAAGTAATGCCCAACTGGAATAAGAGACGCCTTTGGGATATCATCTCCGGGTATGAACTTCGCCTTGTTCTTATGATAGTAGTAGAATTTCAGTTTCTCCTCCTTTTTGATATCTTCGAATATATTCACGATTGAGTCTACTGTCGCAACCATATCTTCGTAACCTTCGTATCTGGATTCAGAACTGGTGAAGAATACTTTCTTCGACCGTGTAAATTTTTCTTTATACACAGAGTACATGTCGTTTACTTGTTTATTCATCTGACTACCCCATATGATAATTCTAAACTTGTTGTAGAAGAAAAGCAACTTTACCAATGTGTCATGATGTTCACTCATTTGCCAGTCTTCTTGGCGTAACCACATATCGCTGAAGTATTCGATTATGTAAGTGATTGTGCTGAGATGAGTTGCAGGATCAGCATTCGCATCGCTGATAAATTCGATTGGAGTGGACTCGCATTTTGAAATCCATTCCTCCCTGTCTGCTAAAGTGTTTGAATTCATTGAGGTTACCTTGTTCAAGTCTATTAACTTAGAATCTGCGAGTCCAGGCGGACGATGGAAATCAAACTCGCCCAGCTGTACTCCATTATGCGACAAATAGTAGGTGCCCTTGCAAAGAGTTAAGTACATGGAATAAAAGGAATTTCCTACTCTAACAGGTATTCCTTTTAGTTGGTCAAATACGCCAAATAGTGTTGTCTTATGAGATTCATGTTGAACATACGAATCAGATGCGAGCGCGGCAATTGCTGTAATAATACTGTCCTCTGAAATTAATAGAGGGTCGCGATTAGCTAACTTTGTTTCTCTCACGCGCTTGAGTAACTTGTCATAAGACAAGCCAGCTGGATAAGCCTCTGACATCACTCTTTTGATAATGTACAAACAAAGCATCACTTCTTCATCTGAATAATACGCGGAGAACACCTCTGACTTAATTTTATGAATGTCTAAAGACTTACTTACTTTCGGTACTTCAAAAATGCCTTCTTCGTTTGACTTCGAGTTAATGATAAAGTTAGAATCTTTGTCGATGGCATACTCGGCAAACAGTTGATTTAGGGTTTTTATTTCTGTGAATGTTTTCATCTTGTTTTTGTAACGATTGATTTCATACGATTCAATGTCGTCAAACGTAGTCGCCAGTAAGTAGATGTTAACCTTTCGTTTCGACTTTGGTAAGTCAGAATGCGAATTCTTTCTGATTGCTCTTCCTAAGACTTGGATCAGAGTTGAAATGTTATCAGGCATAAACGCGACGATAAGATTTTGTACTGCTTTGAAGTCATATGACTCTTTTATAGCTTGTGACCCAATGATTAACTTTATGCGGTCTCCGTTAACATTTTCGACAGAGTTAAATAAACTTAACCCAAAGCTAAGTTCCGTCTTAGAAACTTCCCCAGTGACATACAAAAAATAGTAAGGGGAGAATTTATGATCAGAGTGGCCCTTTGATACTTTGAAACATCTGGAACACCTTGCATTAGGAGAAGGGGAATTCCCGTATTCAGTCATGCCGTTTATATAACACAGTTCTTTCAATTGGGACGTTCCGGATTTGACAAAGTTGTGATACATGAATATTTTGCCTTCATTAGATAGCAGTTCTAATATCTTCGGGTACTTGCTTGAATATTGACTAACATTCTCAGCTAATAATTCATCACTTGAAAGATAATGAGATGCGTCATTTTCTATGTTAGTACTCAAGATATTTGCATGGCTTTTGTAGGAAGTAACCTGCGCTGCCGGCGCCGGGCAAAGCATAAACTTGAGGTAATCAATAGTAGTTCCGTAAAATTCTTTATCAGGAAATTTAGATTGATCTCTATCTATCAAGTAAGACACTTTGCCTTTGATGGCGTCTATTACAATTTGCTTACCTTTGTCTGTAAGTTTGTTTCCTTGAAACAAATCTGACACATTGTATTCTTCTCTCACAAGTAAGTTGATTACATTAACTATCTTTTCAGGTTGGTTATTAACGGGAGTTGCAGATAAAAACATTGCTTTGCAATTTGAGGTGTCAATGAGATATTTCAAACACGCGCCCCATGAATTTAATGCTTTTGCATTGTAAAGGTTGTGCACTTCGTCGCAAATGATAAATGATTCTTTCACTAATCTCATGAATTCTACATTCGGCCTAATTTGCTTTTTTGCCAAGAAGAACTTTATGTCATTCGTAGACTTCAGTTCATCTAAATTAATCTTGTTTGATGTCCGGATAAACATTGCATTGATGAGTGCCTTGTATCCAATAAAGTAAATCCTGTTTGAACCCTTTGAAAGTCTAGCAGATACACGCCTGCGGACTTCTTTTAGCTTGTTAGCAGTTCGGGTTTTGCCGTCTCGCATTAAGTCATTATTCAATGTTTTCATAAGTGCGACTTCATCTTTGTGAACAAATCCAAATTCCGGCCTCGTTATAAGTTCTCGCTTGAACACAGACTTGGAAAATCCAATTATGAACACATTTCGGTTTACTGATTTCATATGTTCAATGGCAGTTGATAGAGATGTAATAGTTTTCCCTACTCCTGTCGAATGAACTAATAATAGTCTGTCATTTGTGGTGTTTATAGACATGTAATTTTTTACAAAGTTTTGATACCCATTAAGCCTGAGCAGTCCGTATTCATGAATAAGATCGTCCGAATGGGAATAACTGTCTGCCCTAAATTGGGCATACTCTTTTTGGTCCATTAGTATACTATGTTTGGTAGCTTTTCCAAGATGCATATTTTCCCAAAGACGGCTCCGCCAGATATGAAAAAAAATACAGACACTGTTATCACAGGAAACACCATTAATATAACAAATGGGAATAGAGTTCTCGAAACTGAAATCAAAGGGTCAAAAGAACAAGAAATCACATTCTTTATATGGTAGCGAGATTTCAGAATGGCAATACGATTCCAATGAATATAAAATATTAATATCTCGTAGACACCCTAATACCGCAATACAATTTGTTTCAAAAGATAAACATCAAACACAAACAGTACAAATGAAGTTCGTAACAACATGCAAGCCAAAAATTTATACTCGCGTAAGAAAAAAATACGGATACATGAACTATCCATTCTATAAACATGCATGTGCGTTTAGAATTATACAACAAAAGGAATAGAATACTTTTTATGCGGATTGTACCCGATTATCTTAAAGTCGTCAACTGTGAAATCATTTATGTTGTCCCGACGTCTAACTTGACATAACGGAAAGTTAGTAGGTTCATTATTGATAAATTCTTGAATTGATCCGACCTGATTTTCATAAACGTGAGCATCGCCAATATTGTGAATACACTTACCCGGCTTCAGTCCGGTCACTTTGCACAGCATAAAAACTAACAAGCTAGCAGATACAATATTGAAATTGCAAGCCAATGCAAAGTCGCTAGACCTTTGATAAAATGAAACACTTAATTCTCCGTTTGAAACATAAAAGTTGTAAAGCAAGTGACAACTTGGAAGCGGCACCTTCTTTAGCACAAGAGGATTCCAGTACGTGAACAGTATTCTACGAGAATCCGGATTGTTTTTGAGAAGATCCACAATGTATTCCAATTGATCAAACCCATTATTGTCAGAATGGCCATCTGAATCCACTTCGGAGCCGAAGTGCCGCAATTGGAATCCATAAGAAGGGCCATATGAACCTTCTGGATAATCAAACAGACCTACTGAATCCAAAAAGGCTCTGCTGGTATTACCTTTCCAGATATTTACGCCCTTTGACTCAAGTATTTTGGTGTCAGTAGACCCGGAAACGAAGAATAACAATTCTTCAATGATACCTCTTATGAAAATCTTACGATGTCCAAACAAAGGCAAGCGGTATTCGCGCAAGTCATACTTGAATGACTTTCCGAATAATGAAAACGTACTAACTCCGGTTCTGTTACTTTTGAGTGTTCCTGTATTTACAATCTTTGCCAAATACTTAAGATACTTGGTTTCTTCCTTGTTAGTGTATTTGTATTCACTGGACTCCAAGCATTCACTAATCTTACACGACTTGGTTAAAGTAAATTGCTTTGGCAATGTAAACTGTTTTATATCTGTGCTGAGAGTGGTTTTGATATTAACGCGGTTTAGTATCACCTTGTTAATTACTTGCATCTTGAAAAATACATCATACGCCCCGGCTACAAAGACCTTATCAAACTTTTGTATATAGTCCATTATTTCATAAGGGCTGTTAAATGCGTCTGGTTCTTTCCGCGAAAGTACAATTAGTTCACGCCCTGGCAATCCACTTTTTGGAAAAGATCTAAATGTGTTGCCGCCTACTATAACTGGATATCCAGTAGTTGTCTCTTTGAAGAATTGTAAATCTTCGGAGCAATGCCATGGAATATTATTGTCAATGGAGTAAATTCCGGATTCATCAGTGCAGACTATACAGATTATTTCTGGCATGTCGTTGTTACCAATCAAAGCAGTGTTGTCTTTTGTTTATTTTTTGATGACATTGCGGCTTCTATGACTTCCGGATCGTGAACTAGTACGGCCGTTCCGTTAACCAGCCTATACACATTTTCATCAGTCGCGTAATATTTGATATCGTCTATAATTAGTTCATGGGCCTCTACCTGTTTAGACTGTTTGCAGTTGTTGCTCATTTTCATGTCAGTGTAAATGTCTTCTATGAACATCTTTTGACCGGTCTTTTGACAAGTATAACATTCATAGTTGTTGCCTTTGTTGAAGAACTTACATTCAATACTTGTCGATGCAATTAACTTCAAAAACTTGTAAATCATCTCCTGATTCTTCAAAGCATTTGTAAACAACTGGATGTCAGTTGTCTTTTCTATCTTTTCAGTTCTCTCTCTAGCTTTGATAGCACTTAAGTCTGCGTCGTTGTAATCACTTAGATAAATGTATACCTGGACATTCCGAAGAGACGGATCCAGCGAAGCATGGGATTTATAACGCACGCCACGGGCTATTACTTGTTGGATCAACGAAAAGTTCCAATACGGCTCCATGATATGTAAGTGTCTTACGTTTTTCAAATCAAGACCTTCTGTTCCGGATTTTGTAATCAACAGTATTTTGATCTTACCGGAATTGAAATCTGCGAGGATTTGTGTCTTCTCTTCTTCATTCTGCTTACCCGAAAAAATTGCATGACTGATTGTTAGCCGCTTAGCAACAGCCTCGACTCCGTATTCCAAGAATGTAGAATACACTAATATTGAACCTTCTTCTTCACTAACTTTTTGAATGTTTTCAATGAGCCTGTTAATCTTGGATGAATGCATTTCACCTTCCGAGTCAAAGTACACATTTGAAATTTGCCTGGATTTGATGCGGTAACTTGTGCTACTCGTAGACGCCTCTTTGTAGACACCAGCGCCTGCACGTTCTGCGCGTTCGCGTTCTCTTGCTTTCATATAATTCTGACCTTGAAGCTCAGTCATTTTAACTACTTCAAACTTAACAGGAAGACGATCCGGGTAATTCTCCTTTGACAAAGTCGTTTTAAGATCTTGAGTAAGATTTATCTGACGCTGGTAAAAATCGCCATAGTATGAAGTGAGTCCAAAAATGCGGTTCTTCAACTTCCCTGCATTTACTATTTCATTGGACTTGGTAAAGAATTTTGTAAAATCAGTGTAATGCTCCGGCAAAAGTGTTAGTCTATCGGCTCTAGATTTATTGCCAGTATTTGACAAGTTGCCTGCAATCATATTGAAACAGATAGCAAGCTCAAACGGATCGTTAACTATAGGCGTTCCTGTCATTAAAATAATCTTAATATTCTTTGCATTGATTACCATGTCGTAGAATTCGTTTGCTATCTCTGAACCATTCGCGATACTGTTGAACAAGTTATGTGCTTCGTCGATAATTATGACTTTGCTGTCCAAGTTTTTCTTGTTCATTTGAGTCAGCACTTCATCTAAACTGTTTTTAGCATCTGATCCAGTTAACTTTGATATCATGTTGCGGGCTCCGCTCGTGATGAAATTGTAACCTTCCAAGTTATCATCTTCTCTGAACTTTTGAATCTCTTTCTTGTAGTTTATCTGTAAAGACTTCGATGACAATACAAGAATGTCCTTTCCTAGCTCTTTGAAAAATTCAGCGATACTCACAGAAGTCATTGTGTTGTGTGTCACTGTACAGTCTCCGAGTAGGTATCTGCGATTGCCGTCAAGCGTGAAGCCAAAGTAGTTTCCCATTCCAATAGGCTTGACAGAAATTTTATATCCGCTGTCAATTGTTTCTTTACTTGGAACAAAATCAAAATCAGAGTACATAGTTTTCTCGTGGATTTTGGCAAGCTCCGCTCCGTATAAAACAATTCTGCACACATTTGATCTAGTTTTCACAGAGTGCAGAATACCCATAGTGTTAAGCATAAAAGTAAACTGCCTCATGAGTTTAAACTTCGTACGTGTAAATGTAATCAGGTAAGAATCATATGGAGCGTCACGGCACTGTTTGCGGTTGTACAGCCAGCCGCTTCCCAAAATGCCGGCGACGACATACTGTCTTATCATGTGAGAATTAATGACATACTCATTAGGTAGAGGGTTGCCGCTTTTACCATGCAAAGTGCCGACCAAAAAAGGAGAGTTACTCACTGGCTTACTTTCGAAGTAGACCTTAGCTTTGTAACCCTTTGCGTTTGATAGTTCGGGACTTTTGATATAATCCTTAACTGGGATACATAGAATTTTTTCTTGATGTTGATCCATGAATAAATTGACTTCTTCCTGATCCGCGTTTACAAATATTTTGACTCTAGGATTTCCGTCTTCCAGGAACTTAACCATAGTAAAGGAGCCAGACTTCCAAGTCAAGGGATAATTATCTGTCATTAAACATAGTATGTGCTCTTGATTTACAGTGTACTTGTTCGGGCCATACCAAATGTTGTACATATAGTCAACTCCTCTCGCAAGCGACAGAACTTTACGCGGGCTGCTGTCATCTCCCATTAATGTTTCTCCTCGTTTGATGTTTTGAACTTTTTTGATTCTCCCATCTGACATCATCACGGGGCTATCAATTGCCATGCATTTACCACTTCCTACTTCGTGGTATAAAAGTATTCCTCTTTGATCCATTTTTGTCATGAAGTTGAACACATTTTTTTGATAATCGAAAAGCTTAGATGGATCTTCAATACTCGCATACTCGGCCAGGGTGTCGGCCAACTCGCTCGGGTAGTTAGTACTGTTGATCATTGTCTTGTATAATATACTATACACATGCAAAACACTTTATGTTCGTTATCTAGACAAGTACCGACTTGCGTGCCACAATCAGAGTTATCAGAAGATTTACAATCATTAGAGAAAAAGTTCAGATGCACTTCAGAAATGTGTGTCATGCAATCGCTCGGAAGAAAAGACCTCATTGCAAAATACTTCAAACCAGTTACAAAGTCTTATGATAATAATCACTGGCTCAACAACACGGAAATTGATTCCGTGCAATTTCAACTTATGCAAAACTATCCGGGATACCATTATTCCAACATCCACATGATAGATCTAGAAATGTTCTACCCATCTAACGATGTTGACTATGTTTCAGAAAATGTAAAAGACATAGATTTCGTTAGGCAAATAAATAGCGGAGAGTTAAAAACATACGGCATGGTAGTCAACACTGATGTATCATCTGGCCGGGGAATACATTGGTTTGCAATATTTATAGACGCTCGTAGTCCAATGATAACAATTGAGTATTTCAATTCTTCGGGGTTCGATATCAAGTCCAGAGATTTCAAAATGTTCTTCATAAAGTTAGCGGATAAGATTCAAATGGGGACAAAACGAGAATGCAAGTTTATAAAAGTCAGCGACATTCAACATCAAAAGTCAGACACTAGCAACTGCGGGGTTTACGCATTGTTCTATCTTTGGAAAAGGCTCGGCGGGACGCCGCCAGAATACTTCAAACAAAAAAAAATATCAGATGAACATGTTGTCACTTTTAGGGAATTCTTCTTTCGACTAAATTAGCGCAAGAGTGATTTCAGAGTTTGTCATCTGCGAAGCTATACTAGTCTTTGTTTAATGTACTCTTTCATTATGGCGAATTGTTTAAGTGCGTTGTAAGATTTAGAAATTTATTTGTTTGTATTCATAACAAAATCTAGATATCTTTGCGGAATTTTCCCGAATGGAGTACCTGCGTGTTTCCATACTTAAAAGGCGTTTTAGACCATTTTGACATAAATTGTGTTATTGTAATTCCGGTAACGGTAATTCCGACAGTTTCCAACTTTTTACGAATATCTGATTCAAAATCTGAATCCAATAATTTAGATGCGAATTCTAGTTCTCTGATATCAAGATCATTACGAATTGCAAATCGTGCCATTTACAAAAAAATAAACTTATCTCTTACACGTTAATTAACTCATTCGAGGGACAGTCCTTCGATCTCATCAAGACCTTGAATCCCTTCAGTGCTACCTGTAATGATTTCGTCTTCTTCGTTTGAAGAATTAGCTGTAGGCGCAGGGCGAGATTTAGCCAGTGCCATCATTTCTCCAAGATCGTCATCTTCGAAATCATCCTTGTATACGCTGGAAGAATCCCAAGTGATATAATATAGATTAGAAGTGAATTCCGGCTTTAGGCAGAAACCGCCTTGGTTTGAAACCACGCAGTATAGCTTAACAGTTCCAGAAACAATGCTTCCGCGAGTTAGATCGTTATTGATTGTGACATTATCTAGATCGGCAGGAACAATTTCTCCTGATGTTAAATTCTTGAAAGCAACATCAAACTTCTTCACAATAAAAGGGGTTTTGCCTTCTTTGTAGCTAAAGTCGAGAGTCTTTAGTTTGGTTAGATCCTTGTACCGCTTAAACGGAATGTTAACCCAAGAGATTGGTGTCTCAAGTTCTTTGAAGTTTCCATCTTGATCAATAACTGTTTCTTGCACTGGAACCTTAAGTTCCACACTTGGCATCAGCACGCAACCACTCTTAGCTTCTTTAGGGCTAGTAGTGATTTTTTTGTTGCTGCGCAATTCGTTTGCAATTTCAGTAAATGTATCAGAGATAGCTCGCATAGCTTTGCTAAACTCCGTGTCCTCCCTGAATGAAAGCTTAATCTGTTCGTACTTGCGATCTTTAGGATAAGAAACGCCGTTACTAACTGTTTCATTGAGCATCTTAATATTAAGTGGAACGTATTTACCGTTGTTCTTAATTTCGACATCAATGTACTTAACTTTCTTATTAGCGCTTTCGCGAATCTTACTCATGTTAAGCCGGATAAACTCAGAGTTAAACTGAGAGTAAGAGGCGAGAACTTGGGCAGGACTAAGAGACATGGTTGTTACTTCTAATGATCCATCAATTCAATTTTTTTTTAACTACGATCAAGCTATAAGAAAAGTTGAATTTGTGTACCGTAATTTGACACAACATGGACGCCATAAGGTTTGAAATCAATGATCTCGAGGAAAAGCTCTCCGAGATTAGAGAAGTGATGGAAAACTTAAAGAAGCAGCTAACTCCGGTGGAAACAGGTCCTTTGAAAGAAAAAGTTGCGTCTTTGCGCAAGCTCTCAGTTTCAGCCAAGCAGGCCGAAACGATTATCCGTCTGGCCGCCAAAACATCCTATTCGCTAAGGAAGTTAAGATCCGCGAAAGAGGACACTCTTAAACTTTTCAAAGAGCTAAATGCAGCGGAACGCGAACTCTTCGAAATGCAAGAGAAAAACCGCGAAGACATGATCTCAGTCCTCGAAGTTTACAACTCGTATGAAGACACGTACGAAGCTAACAAGATTCGCATTGCGGAGCTAAAGGCGGAACTTGCTGCCGCCGAATGCGAGAACAACGCATTCTCGGAGTTTACGGACATGCAGTCTCAGATTGACATGCTCGGCTGATTTGATTTCTTTTTTTATAGATCAAAAAAAAACAAACGATTTAAGCTAGCATTTCAGTAATGTCGTCTTTGCTGAATAAATCGTCAGCAGTTTTCACATATAGCTTTTCGCTGATCTTTGTATTCAGCGAAAGAGACTTTGTAGAGGCTATGATCTGCATGTTAATGATACCGCTTACAAGCGAACCCTTCGGGATGACCTTATGAATGTTACTGTTGTTGACTTTGAATTCTTGCGGGGTATTGTCAGAATCTAGATTGTCTAGATTGTAAATCTTAAAATCAAACTCTTTAACAATGAATGGATTTCCGTCAGATTTGTATCTAGCGTTTAGCCGGTCCAATGACTCAAGTTCAGATTCTGTGTAACGTTTGCACGCTGGAATTACCCAGAACAGCGGATCCTTGAATTCAATCCTCTGGCCATTTGCTGTTGTATTCTTTTGCATAGGAGTGTTAATCTTCAAAGAAGGCACGTCAATTTCACCTCCGCTAGTTGCGATAATGCCTTTAGCAATCAGCTCATTCATAACGTGTGTATATGAATCGCAAATAAGAGACATCGCTTGTGTAAATTCATTAGGCTTCTTGATACAAATTTTGATCTGCTCGTAATCTCGCTCAAATGGGTTTTTGACCTTGTTGCAAATCTCTTGCTTGAAGAACTTAATTTTAAGAGGGACAAGAGTACTGTCTGCTTTTTTAAGTTTGATGTCAAAGTACTTGACTTTGCCGTTTGAAGACATTCTGGGGTTCAAATCAATCTTGATCATTTGTTCTTGATGTTTGTTAAACGCGTGGATGATATCGTTGACCGTAGACATTTCTATTTGATAGTCTTATGAATTTTAAAATTGATTATTCATGCACAGATAAGTATACGTGCTTGAGAGAATGTATCCAATCATTAGATGCCCGAGTTGTAATAATTCACTGGGCGAACTTCACGAAATGTTTCAACTATTAAAACAAGACAAGGTAAGCTCTGGCTCTGGAGATATTAAGCCAAGTCAGCTTGAGATTGCTTCAGTAGAAATTGATACGGAGGATATCTTTGAGTTTCTACAAGTTAACAACTGGTGCTGCCGGAGAGTGCTACTGACAGTTAGCACTTTCGATGAACAGTTGTTTGCTTTGCCAAACATGCGCTAAGCTTCATTAATCTCCATTAATCTTTTTTTTGATCTCCATTTTTGCGCTTTTTATCCGATCTCGTCTTTGTAAAATTACGCCATTCGACATAAAGAAATCTTGGCAAAAAAATTAGACAATTTCCAATCAAAACGTCTGCACGTTTATTTTAGCATCTTCTTAAGTTCAGCAACTTGCTTCTTGCTTAACGAAGAAACAAACTTGGCAATTAAGTCTTCAGATCCGTCTAATGACTTAATTAACTTACGTCCGTTGTTTCCGAGAATCTTAACAACCTTCTTAGCGCCTTCGCCGGCACCAACAATTTGAGCTAGTTTCTCATGAATGTTATTGTTGTACATAGAGTAATGAAACGCATTCGACGCCAAGAAGTCAAGCATAATCTTGTGCAGGCACGAGTTTAGCAAACTATTTGACTTTCGGAAAAGAACCATGCTGGATTCGTCCCAAATGAAGTGTTCCATTTCATCGGCTGTGTCTTCAACACTCGCGTCGGCGAGTCGGAACCGAAGTTCATCTTCTATGAGTAGCTTTTTGTTTTCATAGGTCGCAACAATGCTTTCAAGAGTCTGACTGAATCCTGAGTCGTTAACTTCTTTGCGGGCCTTTTGAGCATGCTCTATGTGGGAAGTGTGAAAGTTATCAGAGTTGAATGCCTCTTTGAGCAAATCGACTGTTTTGTTGTTTGGATTAACTTCATAGGTCTCTGCCCACTTTGCAAACAGCTTGTCAGAAATGTATTCACTATCTTCTTCAGAAGTGGGTTTTACAAGAATATGCCACGTAAGTACAAGGTTAGGATCTAGCTTGTGTAGAATCTTTTCGTACGACTCGCTGTCTTCTTGTTTAGCTGTGTGTAAAAGTCCGTTAATGTGCTGAGCATACGCTTCAACCGTGCGCGGTATTCTCTTGGTAATTTCGAGCTTCTTAGTTTCATTGCTGCCTCTCACTTTACGCTCCACTTTGGGCCGATCCGCGTCGGCTCCTTCTTCGAGAAAGGCGTCGTTTGCCTGCTCAAACACGGCGATGTTCTCATGCTTCCATTGTTCGAATTTGGAAGCCTTAGTTACTTTCTTGGGGTCAGACTTGAGTTCCTTTCGGTTGTAAGTCACAATTTTGCCATCGAGAGACGAGTGTTTGCCGTAAAGAAAGTGAGCTTGCAACTTTTCAAAGGCGACGTCAGGCTCTCCTTCGTCGACTAGTTTCTTGAGTTTAGCGACAACTGCCTTGCTCGGGTTGATAAATGTAGTAGGGTACTTTGGACGAAATAAACCTACAGCACACATATCTTCCAGGATATCATATAGGCCAGGATTCTCTTTCTTAACGAACACGTATAGATTGCAATACTTCATAGCTCGCAGATAATTATATTAGTCAGGAGACAATCTAACTGAAAAAATAATAAACGCGGTCTTTTGAAAAATATGTCACGCTATACCTGTGATTGCGAATTATATTTTTTTCATGCGGCGATTACATATTTATTTTTTAGTTTATTGAATGGGAAAATATTTACTATGTTATAGTGAAATGAGCACTCCAGGTGTTGACGAGACGCTAAGCCAACTTTCTACCACTGCTGACAGTCTTGGCAACAAGATTGCGGAGTTACAAGAGAAAGTAAACGAACTTGCCAAAACTATTGACGGCGCCGGCGAACTTCCGGATCCCGAGTCGGAAGTAGTTAACGATGAACTTGTAGGAGGAACATTTGCTGTAGGCGCGGGCATTCACGAAAATCTTAAGAACACACTCCACGGGCTCGTAGGGAGCTCCGGCATTTCTGGCTCTGGTAAATCTGTGGAACTATCTACTCTAGACTTTGTCGGAGCTTCAGCCGATTCTCTCAGCAAGGATTTGGGAGACATTGAAGAAACTCTTAGCACGCGAGTTGCCAACGTTCAGTCACTTAAGAACGTGATGAACCAGTCAGTAGACAAGCTTTACAAATTGGTAAAGCAGCTTGATAGCGACGGTACGACCGAATCGACTGCGTCTATCGTCAAAGAAGTTCACCAAAAGCTCAATGAAGAGTTAGATTCGCAGCTTAAGAGCTTACAGCGCATTCTTAAGTTGAAAGTTAAACCCACTGCTACTGAGCTGAACGAGTTAATCAGAGACAACGCCAACTTTAAGACACTCGCTTCCAAGCTAGGAATGGATTACAACACAACAGAAGCAAGCGACCGGCTAGCACTTGCTTACACCAATGTGAGCAAGATGCAACTTACCGCCAAGAATGTGCGGGATGCATTAAAAACTTTAGAAATTTCTTTAGACAAATATAAGGAAATCAAGTCTTTGGACGAACTAAAGAGAGTACTTGCCGAAATCCTTAAAAGAAAGACATCCACCGCTAAAGCAGAAGAAATCAAGAAAACACTTAAGGCTATGGACATTCTAAAAAACGCCAACAAGATTAAAGACAAGCTTGACATTTCTGGCGCCTCTGAAGCTATAGGCCGAGTACGTGTTAACAATGGCCAATCTAAATTAAGCAAGCAAGTGAAAACCTACGAAACGGCTGTTCAGGAAATATTCAATAACTTCTTAAACCAAATTGGCCAAAACTTTAACGAAGTGAGAAAAGCTGTAGAGCAAATTGGAGACACTTTAGGAGAATCGGTCGTGTACAACGACGAGCTAAGCACTTTTATTAAGCTCTTTGAAATATTCGTCACTGACATTAAGGACGGAGCAGTGTTCTATGCACTTATTTCATTGAACCAAACAGTCGGCGGTCGCGAGTTAAAGAACCGCTTCCTAGGAAATGTCAACGCGTGCATTGCTGCGTTAGATAATGTAGACGCTAAACTTCTCAAAGATGTAAGCCAACAACTTCATGCCGTGAAAGAAACTGTGGAGACTTACAATGACATTATTGTAGTAATGCGCGATCAAGAGAAGAAGAAATCAGGAGGTTTTGAATGGACCACTTTAAGCACTGTAGCTCCTACCGCAGTTGCCGGCCATATCAAGGATACGCTAGTAAAACTCAAGTTCTATGCCAATTTGGTTTTCCTAAAGACTAACCTTAAATCGGTGTCTACTGAGTTGACTGGCCACGATGAAGAATACAAGGCTCTTCTTGGACGAGCAATTGGTTCGAAGCTCAGTACGCTACAAAAGGAATTCACAGAGGCTAACGACCGCCTAGACGATGACACCCGAGGCCGGGGGCTTCTTTTGAAACAATGGAATGTTGCTAACCCTAATGATAAATTATCAAAGGGCTTCGTTGAGAGAATTTACAAAATTCAATACGATGCTAGACTTGGCCTTTACAAAACAGTCGAAGCTGTCGACCTTTTCTTAAGCAAGTTTACCCAAGTCATCTCGCAGGACATAAATGCCCTCAAAGAGCTTAACGCGATTCTAGCGCAGACGGAACTTGTGTCTACTTGGGCGGGTCCTCAAACTAAGACTCACCTAGACACATTATTCAACACCGTAATCTCTCCTTCTGTCGGAGGTGTTTTCTCTGACACGGCAAAAATGCGCGCTGCCTTAGAATCATGCAAAGAAACTATTCAGGGCGTTGCGGTCCTTAAGAACATTATGTCTATGTTTGCTAAGATTGGAGACAAGTTCGGAGACCGTAAGATTTCAGAAGAGATCTATATGACTCCTGGCACTATGTACAACAACTTAGTTAGATACATTTGGGTATCTGCTTTCACTATGGGCGCTGGTTCGGCGGGAGGAAACCCGGCTACTTTGATTCCCAACGATTCAACGACAAAGGGCACTTACGAGTCAGAAACTGGCGACAAGAAAAGCTTCTTTGATATCAAGATGACAAAATCCAAAGACCCGGCCGATTCATTCGAAATGGACGACAAATACTTTGTCTTGGTACTAAAAGCTATATCCGCTAAGGTGCTTTCCGTTGTCGGCATTAGTAACATGCTAAACAGACCCGCTAAGAATGCCACGATGCTATCTAACCCAGTTAGAAGTATTATGGGAGCTGCTGAAGCCAGTGTGAAGGAGGAAAACGTAGAACTTTACATTCGTCTTCCTTTATTAGTGGAGTTCTACAAGAATGTCTTTGGCAATGGAAATGACGAGTACAAGAAAAACAAACTTGCTGATAACGACGAGGAGACAATCGCGTATGTCCCCGAAATTGGTTCAAAATGGTCCGGTCTTATTAAGACCATATTCGACGATTCTAGACAATCGGTAGACGGCATTTACAGCCCTGACAATATGCGAGCTGTTATTAACGAGATTAACATGATCGCCGGTGATTATCAGGATACCCCCGATCGCGCCCGCAATGTAATTCTCGACCTAGTGAAAGAGATTAATCGTCGTTATGGTGTTATCAAGAAGAAAGACTTAAACGACTTCTATCAATCGAAAAAAAAGTACGAGAACGTGACTGACAAGATTTCAAGTTCATCGTCTGAAGACATTCTAGACGTAGGAGATGAAGACGTTTCCGAACTTGGACCCAGTAGCGATTTTGTCACTAGCGCCGTCAGCCTAAATGCCAATAAGACAAAGAGCGAGCAAAATGATCTAAAGATTGTTGAAGACTTCCGTAAATCTATCGCTGCTGAAATTAGTAAAACTGACCTAAGCGATGTTAGCGACAAGAGCTTCAACGACAGAGTAAAATACTACAAGACATTAGTAAAAAACGCGTCTTCTGAAACAGAAAAGGTTGAGCTTTGCATAAAAGCCATCGACGCGGCTGAAGATTTATCAAGCGTAAACAGTGACATATTGATGGTATTCCACGAATTAGTAACTTTCCCTCTTTCTTCATTAGGCAAACTCTTTGACAAGTACAAAAACGCTTCTAGTAAGCTTAACTGGGATTCACTTTCTCTTGATGAAGATGGAAAAACTGCTTTAGAACTTGCTAAGCTTCTAGAAGCTTCGAAAGAAGGAAACAATGACACATTCGCTAAGAGACTAGGACTAACTAATTATACTGATTTACTAAACTTCTTAAAACTTAACAAAAGAAGCTCTCAGTTGGTTCTTCAGAACCTACAAAAACATGGGTACAAGAGTGCAATGGTTCCATCTAAATCGCCTGCCTCGATCGCTACAAGTATTAACTTGACTCCTACAGGACCTATAGCCCTGCCTGGAAGTTTCAATCCGTTTGGCACTGCTTCAGCACCGGCTCCGACCACGTTTGGCACTGCTTCTGCACCGGCCCCGACCACGTTTGGCACTGCTTCTGCACCGGCTTCGACCACGTTTGGCACTGCTTCTGCTGCTCCGACTCGGGCAAAGTTTGGCACTGTTTCTGCACCGGCTCCTATTCAGACAACGTTTGGCACTGCTTCGACACAGGCTCAGACAACGTTTGGCACTGCTTCTGCTGTCCCCTCCAAACCATTTACAAGAACTGCTTCGGTGCCTGCTTCGACTTCCGAAAACCCATTTGCAAGAACTAATTCAGCTCCTGCTTTGACTTCCGGTACAATATTTGGTACTTCTTCTGTGCCTTTTGCCACTACGGTTATTGACCAAGAAGATGTTGATATGGAAGACGCTTATGACGCTGTTAAAAATAATCCTGATTCTCCTGAAATGGATGAGTTAACTAATATGATGGCCGGAGTACGAGCATCGTCTCCTAGAGCCATGATTACAGAGCGTGTAAAAATTGCTGACTCCGCATTGGCGAGTCTATTAGAAGATGAAGTAAAGGAGAAAAACGAAGATGCAGTGAAGCTTTTAGATGCTATTATTAATGAGCTAAATGAATCTAATGATCGCCCTGTTGAAAAAATAGAAGACCTGGTTTATACTCTTTTAAATTTGTTAGTGTTTTGGTACAATGAAAATGATAGAGAACAGTTCAGTAAGATAGTTTCTCAATTAGTTAAAGAACATGATGCAAATCAAGAAGAAGTTATCCAAAGTGTCGATTCTAAATTTATAGACAATCTTAATCTTCAACTGGAAGCAAATGCAATCAGCGAAGAATTAAAGACTGTTATAGAACGTATTATCGACATATTAAACAGTCCGTTATACGCTGATAAGGCAGGGTATATCGATAATTATCTAGACCAGTTCCTAGGCAAAGTAGGTTCAAGTCCTGCAGATGTGGCGCAAAAGATATCAGATGCCGTTAAAAACATTACACTTTCTAGTGACGAGAATGTAAATCACAAGACCATAGTTGAAGCCATTTTACGATCTGTGTCGGACAAGGCTGCGGACTTGTACAAGTCTGGTGTCCCTGGCATCCTAAATGCCGGCAGTATGACTCGCACCAAGATGATGTCAGTTCTGATGCAACACTTCCAATCGGAATGCATGAAGCTCAAATTCTTGTCTACTGACAAACTAGCACTTGATTACTCTGATTTCAAAAAAACAACAGAGCAAGTTCTAGAACATGTAAAGTATGCCATTAGCCACCTCCGTATTAATGTACCTACTTCTGTCGTTAAAACATGCGAAGAAGAAGCTAGCAGACTTGAAGTAGAACTTCTTCAACAATTTATCAACGGAGATGCTTCCGGATCGCCTTATGAATTTATTTCATTAGACCGACTCAATTCCGCAATTATGAACCTAAAGGCTGACAGCGAATCTATCTCAGATATCTACAGACATGTAGTGGGCCTTAATGGATGCCGCAGAGTGCAAACTACTAAATCTACCGGCCTAGTGAAAGAAATCTATAAGGCATATAACCAGAAAGCGCGCGCATGGGAGCCGATTTCCAAAGCATATGTAGTGGACAATATCATCGGTGATTACAGAGGTTCCGATAGTCTCTTGTTAAAGTTCAATCAGTTGCTAATGAATTACCTTAACACTTTCTACGATTCCTCTACAAAGAAATTCTTTGTGCAACTTGTTGACGAGTTTAATCGTAGCCAAGTCGGCGAGGGATTCGCTGACATTCACACTAATGCCGACAATGTATCAGGAGATTACCCTTCTAACAACGAAGCTGTTTCTAACAGTGTTCTTTTCATAGTACAGGAATTACTAAGTAGACAGATTGATAACCGAACAGATACTAAGAGGTTTGCAGTGAATGACGTTAGTGACGTATCTTCTTCCATGCAGGAAAAATACAAAACTCACTTGCCCACATTTGCTGCCCTTTTCAGTAAGATCGCGGAGAATGGCGTACTTTACAAACGAGTATTGGAAACTTCTAAGGTCGTTAAAGACAGAGCGTTGCATGTGCCGGCACCGGCTGTTCCAATTACCCTGTCTTCTGACAACAATGACATTATTAGAGAATTCAAGTCAGTTATCGATCACATTAACGATGTCAACGAAGAGCAAAATAGAGTTAAATCTCTCCTAGACAGCATAATAGAAGCATCGCGATCGATTGCAAACGATGCGACGCGTGTAATGCGTATAATAAACTACGCGCCTCGGCACATGGAAATCAAAACTGACTTTGAAAGTACGTACAAGATGAACTTCGGGAAATTAGCACTCAGTCCTCTCTCCATTGTTACTCACCCGATGACAATTAAAGACGTTTTGCCTTCATCGGGACTAACTACTTCTCAAATCAAGTTGATCAGAGGTACACAGTACGGATTGTATTCTGAGATCAAACGTGAAGGATTATCTTGGTTTTCTGAATTACTAAAAGCAGTTAATGTAAATGGACCGAAGAGTCTATCAATTGAAGAAGATAAGGCATTTAGTTCTTTAGCGCTTTCTGCCAAATTAGCCAAGTGCTCTTTCGAGCATGATGTAATTAACCAAATCACTCAGAGAAGTACCGGCACTAACTTTACCCTCGGCAACGTGTTCACGTTTTACCAAATGAACGCACTAGGCAATAGCCACAGCGACACACTCGCGATTACCGAGAATAGCAACATGGAAGACAACAAGAAGAAGTTTACTATGCTTTACACAACTACTTCAGGCCCTGAGATAGACAGAAAGAAGGCTCGTATTCTTAACTTGGTGGATATGAATATCAATCCTATCAATGTGCACTCCATTATGAAAGAAATTCCGCTTTCGTTTGTTTACAACTATGCTATCACGTTCGATGCTATTGTCGAGAATGATTTCAAGGGGGCTGCCGGAGCCGCAGGCGCTCTAGGAGGTTTACTCATTGATCCGCACTTTAGCTCTGCGGTGGCGAAAAATGACATTGTTCAAAGTTTGACACAACCATTCAATCACAATGGATTCTCATTCAAGATTGGAAAGTTGACAAAGGATATTCATACTGCGACTATTGCTAACGAAGATAACTTGGATTTCAAGTTTGTGCGTAACTTACTATTTGTTACAAACCTGCAGCGCTACTTGCTCACTAAGATTAGAACCGAAACCCAAAAGATCGACAGCCGTCGCATCACGGGATTACAAGTTATTAACGAAAACGTAACTGGGTTTGATGATGTGTCTGGCAACATCGAAAAGGATGAATTCTCGCTGATCGAGCTATAAAAAAATAAACTTAGATCGTTAACAGAGCCAGATGATTAGTTGATCGATTCGGGCATTATCGTCGAAATCGATTTCAACATATTCTTTGGCATTGTTCAAATGTCCGAATATCTTTTGGCAGTTGATGTCCATTTTTTTTTATTATACTACATATAAACACACATGAGTGCCGTTACCGAATTAGCAGTAAATTTAATAGCGCTTGCCATGATTGCTTGGCTCGCTGTCATGTTTTACTTTTCGTATGAAGACTACCGCAAAGGAGATAACTTTTGTGTGACCGATGACACCATTAGACGTACTCGCGACGTGTTCAGCGGGGCCTACCTAAAGGCTCACGAAGCCGCTACAACAACTCAAGAAAACTTCGAAGAGCGCGAGCTAGTTCCTTACGATGCTAACTTAGCAGTTGAACCTCAGAGCGAACGCGCTACTGCTCTAGTTCCAAATGTAGATGATTCTGAAGAATCGGATAATTATTCAGATGTCCTTCTTTCACAATTAGAACCTGTAATTTTAGAACAGCATGCCGCTTACGCCAAAGACAGCAACCACGCTACTCGCGGCGCTAGCAACATGGTTGAGCGCAGTAACACTGAAGATGTTGTTCAGCAATGGGGATTACGTCGTATCAAGTACGGCAAAGACATGTTAACCAAGAATGCTACTAGCGTCCCAAGTTTTGAATACCCCGATGAAAAAACAAGCCACACGGCTCTTGGAGCCATGCTCGGCTAATTGTTAACTAATACGAATGTTCATCAGTTCCGATAAATTGATAAACCACTACGTACGCATTTAAGCACGGCTCTGGATATTCGCACGGCAGTATAGACAAGTCATTTAATTCGTACCATCTATCTCTTAAGCAAGTTGAGTAATAATGTCCTGAATTTTGGTTTCCGTTGTGATGAATGACAGAGACTAATTTGTACCTATGATTTTCATGAGTTTTACTATTCATGAATTCCATGTAAGACGGATAGTCATACATTTTTTTTTCTTGGTACTTGTCAAATGAAATAATAAGAACTTCAGGAGCTTCTACAAGTCTGTTTGTTTTGATTAACTTTTGGCTTCCGCATTTGCACTCAAACCCGTAACACTTGCTATAGTTGTTCTTTACAAATTTTGTCAAAGGATGATCTGGCTCTCCCACGGAATTATTAATCACGGAATCTATGTCTACGTTCATAATTATGCCCGAGTCCTTTTTTATTTCCTTGGGAGTTCTACATTGCATGCAAAATATATCACATGTGTAAACATGGGTAAACATGGAAGTAATATACTTGTCGTCTATCGCCTCTATAAGCAGAGACAGCAACTCTGTTGCGTCTTCTTGTCCAAATCCAAATGAAGGAGAAGATTTCTTTGCCATAAACGCGTTGAATACATCCATATTATATTTTTCATGGTGCTCGATCAGGTTTTTGATTTCATGAATGATAACACTCCTAGAATTGCAAGACATCACATACTTCACAAATGGTTCACACGACAGCAAAGCTTGGATAGCACTATTGAAATAACAGACTACTCCTGTGTTGTATAGTCCGAACGGTTCTGTCATTTTGCAATAGTATTAACTTTTAAGGCTATACGTTTTCAATTGTATACCCGCAATGTCGACAGAACTGCCGTACCACGCGGTGCAAGAACAAAAAAATAAATACAAGCTATTCGCTGCTGAATTCGTAGGAATGACGACCTTTGTAGGTTTGTCATTGAGTAATATTGCTATGGCCGGTCCTTCAAATATGTCTTGGGAAGGAATCGCAATGGCATGGGGTTTCAACTTACTTCTTGGAATCAAAATCGCAAACTACGGAAACTCGTACTTGAACCCATGTATTGCCGCATGTGATTTCGCATTAGGACATAAGATCAGTTTGTGCGAATTTGGAATATATTGTTTAGCGGAAGTACTTGGCGCTTTTACCGGAGCAGCAATTGCATACTCTCTAAACTACCATTTGTATCCAGAAGTTGCATGCTCAATGTTCGCCACAGGACCTGCCCCTGGAGTAACCAATTTGCAAGCATTTGGTGTCGAACTTATCGGAACAATGCTTTTTGCACTTAACATCTTTAAGATCGTTAAATCCGGGATGAACCATGCTGAGTATGCTATTGCTCTTTCGTTAACAGCTATTGTTCTATCACTGGGTTATCAGTCTGCTTTTAGTTATAACTGGGCTAGAGATTTCGGGCCGCGTTTGTTTACTTTGACATTCGATAGTTCATGTTTTGCAGAAGGGAATTACTGGTTTATTCCTTTAACTGCAAACTTTATTGGCGCCGGAATCGGATGGGCATTGGCGGAGATTTAAATTCTTCTGGCACGTTTGGCAACTAATCGTTTGCCTTCGATTAGTTCTTTTTTTTCATTGAAAAAAGAGTATGCTCTGGCATACACCGTAATAGAGATGTCATCCTTAAATCCGTATTTCGAAATGAAATCGTCGACAGTAGCGTGTTTGATACAGACTTTAAAAAAATGTCTACCACTGACTCCCAGTAATGATTGTATTTTTTCAAGAGACTCTCCTTTAACAGTCACAATAATAGTTTGCTTTTTTGTGTCACTTGAGTAAACTGTTGCGTTTAACTTATAGCTTAAACCCGCGTATGAATTCTCCCTTTCGACGAGTGACGTTCTTAACATTATAATCGCAGATATATTCTGTCAACATGCAAGTTTTAATATCGGCTGCTATCAAAGTTAACTTCGAGTAGGCTTCTTTGATCATGTCTTCCGAAATATTAATCTTTGAATCTTTGGCCACTAATTTTTTGAGTAGCGATTCTTCGTCGAATAGCAGTTGCCCGATTTCAGACTTATTGCAGAAGTTGATAAATTCCGCGGAGTTTACTTTTATGGACTCTTCTGCCTTTCTGGTAAGCTGGGAGGCATAACTGTTTCTGCGCTTGTTGTACATCTTAGTAAGATTTACTTTTGACTTAAGTTCCTTGACAAGTAATTCTGCTTCTTTCATAATGGCATTCTTATCAATCAAGGTCTTGGCTAGTTCTTCCGGGGTATTCATTTCTGAAATGAATAATACCCGGGCATGTCTAGGACAACTCTGTTTGTATGATTTAACATATTCAGTGGCTTGCCGGTATGCTTGTTTGGCCGAGTCCCTAATATCTGTGTTGACTGATGTCCATTTGGACGCGTAGTTTTTAATGAAGCGCTTGCACTCGCTTGTAACCTTTTCATCCGATTCGCTAATTTGAAACTGAGAGTCATAACAGATCAGCCCTGCGAACTGTCCGATTAACTGCTTTTCGAAGTAGTAATCAAGATCTATTTCCATCCCGTTCTTCATTGCATGCTCGTACAATTCCATCCGGTCTCCTTTTTTGATATCGATTTTCCTTCCTTTGAAATCATACAGTTTGGAATGGTCCGTAATCTTAACAATGACATAATTAAATCTTTCATAAGGCGTCGGGGGCGTTCTGTTACTGTCTGTTAGCTTTTTTACAAATGTGTTCACAGATATATTCTGTTTATCTGGTCTATGAACAGCGTTTTGCAGAAAGTCGTCCATGTTCCATTTATTTGTGTACAGAAAGTCAATCTTGTTTAACACAAGCTGAAGTACGGTCAGACTATTGTAAATACTCATGCTGTCTTTCATAATGTCAGTGCATACCGTTTTAAGGATTTCTGAAACGCCGCGTTTTTTAACTTCAAGTCCTCTGACAAATAACGCCCTGTCATTAAAGTTTGCTAGTCCTTCATGTGCAAGGCCGTAGTACTTTTTGCGACGGATGAAGTTGGCTGGATACAAAACTTCTTCATACGCCATTTTTAGGAATTTAGTTCCATTGTCTTTCATTAGAAACTTATTAACTTGCTTAGCCATGTCTTTGACTAAATCAAATGTCTGCATAACAAGTCGTTCGCAGTATTCTTCTTTTGTAATATGAGAAAGCAGAAACTGTTTCACAGTCTCGTTAAATAGTCTGCTCTCAAACGCGAAATACAATGAATCCGTGTCCCCGTAATAAACTCGGCATCTTTTCTCTTCGATGAATGATTTAACTTTTCTTAGATTATCCTGGCCCGCAGAAGTAATTCCTCCGGCTAATTCTAGAATGAACAGAGGCGAATTCTTGTTTCCTAGTTCTCCGTAGAAACAGTTCATGTAAACCTTGAGCGCCTTCTGTTTTGTGTCGCAATAGTCAAGGTTGAATAAACAGTCTTGATATTCCGGAGTGTCCGCGTAATTGTCTACGTGCTTTTCCATGTGTTCTTTTTTTTCTTTGTAAGTCATAAGACTTTTTTTCATTTCTGTCCTTTGATTGAATAGATCTTGTAATATTTCCGGATATAACCCAAACGATCCGCGCTTCTTATTGGATTCAGATTCTATGATTGAATCGTGTCTTACAGTCCAACCTATTATATTTTTCGAGGATGCGTTTCCTTCAGAGTCTTCGAAGTTATACACAAAGTTAATCTCATGCATGACATACTCTTGACTTACCTGTTCATAGTGTTCCGGGTCCGTGATTAAATACTCGGGACTCAAGTTATATGTCATGATTAATGAAGGGTACAATGAACTATAATCCAGTGCGGTTATGGGGACATGTCCCTTTTCGGCCTTATCGGATAAGTATTCTAAATAAGACTCTGCTGCGGAAAGAGCGTCCATTTCTATAAGTGTTGCTTGTGCTTATCAATTTTAAAATTGATAAACCAGAAAGATAAATTAAGGGAAATGACAGACCAGAAAGTTTTCATCAACAAGCACAATTACGAGCATGTGCTCAACCAGTTTAAACGCAATAATTACCTATCCGACGAAGATAGACATATTACGCGCAATATTATTTCAGAAGGCCTATCATTGCCTGTTATGTTTAACGATGTGAAAGAATCAATCATGTTCAAAGATTATGAACTAATTGTGCACGGCATTACTGCGTGCGGATCTAAAACTACAATCCTTATCAAAGGGATAAACCCGACTGTTGATATTTTGGTAGATGGATCATTAAGCAAAGCTGAAAACGCGGCCATAGTGAAAAGTTATCTAAGGGATTCTTCTCTTGCGAAGAAGTTAAGACAGGCTCCGTCAGTTTCAAAACTAGAGTTAGTTTACGGAAAGCCTCTTGTCGGATTTTCGGAACAAGATTCCACATTCGTCAGAGTGTACTTTAGAAATATATGGCACCGCAAAGAATTTATCAACATGCTTACAAGGCGCGGAGTTCAAACATTTAACAATGACCTTTCTTCTTATTACAGAGTAGCTGCGCGTCAGTATAAGTTACAACTAACTGGATGGTCCGAGCTAACTGATTACACATGCATTAAGACAAAGGAATATAAGTCAGAGTATGTAATCGAAGTTAATGTTACAAATATCGAGAAGCTTGAATCTAGACATGGGTATGATCCCATGCTGTTCAAGAAAGATAAGATGATTTCGATGAGTTTCGATATCGAACAGTTTTCTTCATCTTTCGATATCAATAAGCCGAACAGAGAGACTCATATCCCCCGTGGAGATATTCTCGAGGATACGATCTTCAACATTGGTATGACTTTTCACTTTGTCAACGAACCTGACAAATTCTTAGGTCTTTCGTTTATGACAGAAGACTGCGAGCCTAATGAAGGTTATGTTACTGTCGTGTGTGATTCGGAGAAGACGATACTGCTAGCCTTTGCGTACATGGTAAATGTTGTACAGCCAGACTACATTTACGAGTTTAACGGATCTGGATTTGATTGGCCGAATATTTATGCAAAGGCTGGCATTTACAAATGTCTTGACAAAATGCTCGACTACATGTCGATTAAGACAGTCACAAAGCATGAGTTAGAGTCAAAGGACAGATACATTTATGTCGCAGACAGAATTAAAATATCGGCAGACACTACGGATCAAAAAATGGCAAACATAAGACTACACGGATATCTTGCATTTGATTTGAGAATTTCACTTATGCAGCTAAACCCTACAAAGAGTAAGTCTTCATTGAAGTTTTACTTAGAACTTTACAATCTCGAGTCAAAAGACGATATGCCGATTCCGACATTGTTCGGATACTTCGCGACAAAAGATTATAAGGGACTGGGGGACGTTGCCAAGTATTGTTATGTCGATTGCTTGCGATTGCATCAACTCATTTACAAGATTAATCTGATTCAAGATCGCAGGGCAGTTGGATTACTTTCGTACACATCTTTGTTTGACGCGTTCTACAGAGCGAACTCGTCTAAAGTCCGTAACCTGATTGTCGCGCACGCTCTAGACAAGAAACTCTTTTACAACAGTATCAAAAAAGAAGTTGACGAATCTGAAAAAATGGAAGGTAAATACCCCGGAGCTTTAGTTCTTAACCCAAAGGTCGGGCTGGTAAGTCCTTTATTGTCCTTTGAAGAGTACTGTAAAAAAGTACTTCAGATCGAAGATCATAATGTCATTACCGAAGCAAAAAAAATTGTAGACTCCGAAATCAACAAACGATTCTATTAATCCATGTCAAGAGACTCAATGATTCTTTTTTTGCATTCTGTGAAGTTGCGTTTGAATGATTTGTAAAAGTCTGGGTAAATCGAAATGTCTCTCATCCCATAAATGATGTTTTCTTCCGGGTCATACACGTTCACATAGTCTTTGAGAACTTGAAACTCGAAGTTGTTAGATTCGGCGATTATTGAAACCCATAGATTTATCTTTTCGCGAGTCAACACTTCGCCTTCCATGTAAATCTCGTAACCGCGTTCGGCGTACTTGAAATACCTGAGAATAAATTTCCTGATTGCACATGCACTTGAAAGCTCTTTATTCATGAAACAATCCATTGAAACATTAGCTCTGGTTACTTTGGCAAAATCTGTTTGTAATTTAGTGTAAATTACTTGACCGATATTGTAATCTAGAGGCATATAGTTCATTAAGATGTCAAAGTCAAAGAACTCTTCCATATACTCTTCGATAGTGCAGTTTATTATAACAAAATCGACTTTATGGATGTATTTGTTTACATGAACTATTCCGTTACCTTTTGTTTTGGTTTCTGTGATGTAATCAATGCCGACAAAGTCAGTATCAGTTAATGCCTTATAAGTGTAGTCTCCTAGCTTAAAGTAATCAACGAAACGTCTAGCTTCTTCTTCAGAACATCGCTCTATGTAAATGTCTAGGTCATTGTTATTAATCTTGTCATTGGAAGTCAATATCTTCAACAATGTTGAACCTGAAATGTAACTCTTAGATGGAAACATGCTTATCTTTTCAACTCCGTAAAGGTGAAGAAGTTCTATAATGTAATCTTGGGAGTTAACTTGAACTTCTGTAAAGGTAGACATCTGAGACTTCTATGGATAGTAACGTATTATGAAACGAAATATTCAATTTTTTCATTCTGTGCAATATACATCTGTAATGAGCGAAAATGCCAGATTTATCATATTGCCAAATGCACTATATAAACTGCCGCCAATAGCTAAGGGATTAGAAGCCGTTATAGTGCTTGACGCGTTTTATATAAACGAAAACTGCCATAAACAAAAGCTGGCGTTGCTACTGGCAGCATCTGATGATTATGCCAATAGATATAATTGTAAAACTGTTAGCGAAATACATCCGCGCGTTGGAGATGTAATGTTTATGCCACTTGACAAACCAATGCGCTACAAATATAGAAAGTGCACATTCGTTAATTGTCCAGGTATTATTTCATATGGCATGGATTTTGATTTGAGATCTCTTAGCTACTTCTACAAGAACTTTAGAACGCACTTTGATATATTAATGGAAAATGGAAAGCCCGCCGGGAATCGATGGTCTTATGACACAGAAAACAGAAATCGCTTTCCAAGAGACTACGAGGAGAATAAGATACACGTAAAGTCTGACAAATTTGTCAAACTAGTGAATAAGAAATATCCTAATGCTTACGGTTCGTTAACCAAACTATTATATCCGATTAATCATTCTTCGGCTAAAAGATACTTCAAATCATTCATTAAGAACAAACTTAACGACTTTGGAAAATATCAGGACGCGTTTCGGTCAAATGTCGCCGTAGGAAATCACGCAAACATTAGCGCGGTTTTAAACATCGGATTAATTGATCCAAAATGGATGATTGATGAAGTATTAAAATCCGATGCGTGCATCGAGTCAAAAGAAGCATTTATCCGACAGTTGGCATGGCGCGAATACATGTTTCATATATATGACAAATCACCGAAGTATACCAGATTTTTCAAAAGACAAGTTCCGAAAAGTTGGTACGACGCGTCAACAGGAGTTTACATGATTGACACCATAATAAACAAAGTGCTAGAAACCGGGTATGCTCATCACATAGAACGGCTAATGGTTATAAACGCGGCGATGACGATGCTTGAAATGGACTCGTATAATTGGTTCATGAGATTATTCGTAGATTCTTATGAATGGGTAATGCATTCGTGTGTTCGGATGAATTATAGTTCTCTCATGAAAGATAAATTTATGAAGCGTATGTATATTTCGTCAAACGCGTATATCAAAAAAATGTCAAACTACAACGAGCCGGTCTTTGATGATATGTTCCGAGAATTCGTAAAGAACCACGCTAGTGAACTTTCAAGAGACTATGTATATGCAACACACGCTAAACGCATTACGAACAAAAAAATGAACTTACATAATCGCATCTAAAACTAATCTTTCTTCACTGCAAGTAGAATGTCATTCAAAGTGTTCTTAATTTCTTTAACTTCGCTTTCTAAATGCTCGAACCGCTTGTCAACTTGTTCGAAACGCTTATCAACTTGTTCGAAACGTTTGTCAACTTGCTCGAAACGCTTGTCGACTTGCTCGAAACGCTTGTCGACTTGCTCGAAACGCTTGTCAACATGTAAATACATAGCTGCAAATCCCGACATCATCATACCAGTGATAACTTTGATTGCATAAGATTGCATATCTAATTCTCTGTTAATGTGCTCTTTAGATTGGTTAATATATTCTTTGACAGAATAAACTGGCTTTGATGCGGTTGAAAACTTTCGGAACATATGTCTAGCGATATCTAACAGAATCTAAAATTCAATTTTAACAACTTTGACTTTGGTACTATTTTCGTTTCAAGTATCTTTGTAAACCTAAGTATACAAAATGTCCAAGATTGCTCCTATGAATCTAAGTAACATAATTGTCAAGCCGACACCAGATAACAGTTTTTCTGATGTGGGATTGTCGTCTTTGGCACCTCCGAAACCAAACGTAAGAGTACTTGGCATACCTGTAAATAAAAGAGAAACTCATGTTAACAGATCTGATAGTTTTCAAAGCAAACTTATCAGATTTATAAGAGCAGACGAATATAAGACATACGACACTGTTTGGTCTAAAGTATTAATTGTAACTGGCGCATTAACCGGCATTATGACAATATTATTCATAGTGTTTGTACTTATTAACTATGGCGCTACTAATATGTACGTTAGTGACTCTCTTCTGACAGAAGAGTTTATAGAAAAAAATAGCGATTTCAACACATTAAATGTGGTGTCAAAAGCTAACGCATATATTGGCGGCTGTTTGGCATCTATAAGCTTCGCTGCCACATGTGCGCAGTTTTACTATGTATACAAGCATAACGACTTTAGGAGATAGGACAGAACTTAACAGAAAGTTTATTGTCTGGATATTCATTCAGATACAAGCAAGTTTGGTCGTCCATGTCTAACTGATGTTCAGCAATTTCTAATGCGAGAGTTTCTGTGCGAAGTTGATTAAACACCACAAACGCGCATTTAAGAATGTGCGTAATTACATTGCACATCTCGTCGTCCTTGAACGTATCCAATTTTTTTTCATAGATACCTGATTCGTTAAAGTTATCCAGAATGTTGTAATCGCCAGGAACTATGTCTAACCACGCCTTGAATTTTGCATTGTCGTTTGAAATAGTGATATGCCCGGGCTCAGAATCGATACTTACTCCTACCTTATTAGACATGTCTACTCCAGTGCAATCGGCAAGTAAATTTAGAATAGGAATTAGGGCAATCGATTGTGCTTGATTGAATGCTTCTTGTAATTGATCTTCTGATAATCGATCAGGAGTTTCATTGTCCGACATTATTAACATTGATAGTATCATTTCACAAAAAACAAAAACTTATCCAAATGCAGAGATGATCTTTTGAGTAAGATCCTTATTGGCGTAAATGTGAATCTTGCTGCGGCGGTGTACTACGAAACAACCAAGCTTCTCAATTTTGTAAATGGACTCTGAGCAAGTCAAAGAGCCAAACTCGATTTTATGATGATTCCCAGTGCTGGCCATTTCAATTGAAGAAGCAAATATAACATGATGATACATCGTCCCTTCGTATGTTTCTTGGGCATTTACCTTGATATACAACTCCATGATCATATTAGATTAAGAATAATCAATTTTTTTACTTCTGATCAAAAAATGAAAACTCATAAACTCTCATAAACTCTCATAAACTCTCATAAACTCTCATAAACTCTCATAAACTCTCATAAACTCTCATAAACTCTCATAAATTCTCATAAACTCTCATAAACTCTCATAAACTCTCATAAATTCTCATAAATTCTCATAAATTCTCATAAATTCTCATAAACTCTCATAAATTCTCATAAATTCTCATAAATTCTCATAAATTCTCATAAATTCTCATAAATTCTCATAAATTCTCATAAACATACACACTTGTCTAAGTTTGGGAAGAAGGGAGCGAAGCCCCCTGCTTACATTTTATACAACATTAATCAATTTTTTTGCTTCTGATCAAAAAATGAAAACTCACATACTCATAAACATCCAACGTACAGACTCGCCTGTCTAAGTTTGGGAAGAAGGGAGCGAAGCCCCCGCTTACATTTTATACAAAATTAATCAATTTTTTTAACTATGAATATGTATAAAATGCCCATAATTTTCGTCCTCTGTGTTTTACTGCTAGGGTTTATATACTTACTTTACTCAAGAAACGCACTTGACATATTCAAAAGAGATGTGGATGTATTATCTGTCATGAAAAAGGGGTTTATAGCTGGCGTACTAGAAGAAGGACAGAAAGACATAGAAGCAAAGGAAACAAAAGCCATTGAAGACATTTTTACTACTGCACCTACGGATGGAAGCGCTGCTGGGACTACTGCACCTACGGATGGAAGCGCTGCTGGGACTGCTGGGACTACGGATGGAAGCGCTGCTGGGACTACTGCACCTACGGATGGAAGCGTTGCAGGGACAGATACAAAAAGAAAGAAATTCTATGAAGGAGCAATAAATTGGAAATTCACGGACGTTAATCCAAGTACAGGATGTTGGGAAGATTGGGATTACATTAACAAGGGAGTAGTACTCCCAGTCAAACTTAATGCTATAAAGGACGGACGTATGTGGTGTGCTACTAACGAGCCAACTCCGTCCAATTTAAGAGGCCCTCTTGTACCTCCTGAGACTATTATGGATAAAGTCAATAGTATGACTGGTAATGGCTGGGGCTTAGCCGGGGCTATAGGACTAGGACTCACAGAAGAAATACTTACGAAATTAGTTCAGAAGAGTTCAAAAGAAGCAGTTGAGAAAGCCGCCAAGAAAGCCTCTGCAGAAACTGCAGAGCGTTTGCTGAAAAAGGTGGGCAAGGAGCTCAATGAAGAAGTATCTCAGAAGTTATTCAAAGAATCTGCGGAAAAGTTAACAAAGGAAATAACTGACAAAGCTGAACAAGAAGCACTCGAATCTGCGAGTGTAAAACTTAAAAAGGAACTCATTGATTCATTAGACAACGCCGTTAATACAAAGTATAGCAAAAAGATTACTACAGAGATTAATGAAAGAGTATCAAGCGAAATGAAAGATAAGTTACTGTCGTTTGGCAAAAAGTCGGTTCAGTCTCTTAAAGACGATTTAGCGAAGAAGCTAGCAAGTCAAATAAATAGTAAATCTCTAAATGTTAGTACTGACGTAATCAAAAATTTGGTAAAAAACAGAGTCAATAATGTTAGTTTGTCTGGCGCCAAAAGTGTTAGTTCGGCCATTCGAAAGAAAATTATTACAAAGGTTTCATCAGAAGTTCAACAATTAGTCGCAAAGGGAATTTACAAGGGCATCGTGACCAAGTTCTCGGCTAATATCACAGAATTCATTGCCAGAAAATTAGCAAAGGCCATATTAGCAAAGGTGCTCATTAAGGCTCAGCTGGTAACCGCCTCCAAGGTATTTTTCAAGATGCAGGCAAAGATGTTTATGTCTATTGGCAAAACTATTGCTAAGAGCGGAGATAACATTGCCAAAGCTATGATAAAACTTGCTGCTCTGTCAAAGAGCATAGGAAAGTCAGCAATGAAGTCTGGGTTTAAAGTTGGTATGCGCAGTGCTGCTAAGTTTGCAAGTAAGATGAAGCCTGGGCCCATGGCTATATTCGATATTATGAGTATGACCCTTGATATGATTGACCCTATGGACTATAATTCATTCATGAGTACTAAAGATTTCAAAGCAGCTATGGAAAAGTCCAATACCGAACGAAAAGATATTTATATCAAGGCATTACTAGAATCCGATGCATTCAAGGACTCTGGGCTGAAAGCCGCTGACATTGCTTACCCTTCGGTTCTTGATCCAATTGCAGACAATCCAGCAGCCGATGATGACGAAAATGCACAATATTACGTAGAGATGCTATTCAGGATGGCAAAGGTAAGTACCCCTCATCCTTCCCTTAATGCGTTTATCAATAAGTTAAACGCAGATATAGCGTCAGGTGTTCTAACAGATTCCCCTACGGATGCACAAATGGATACTTATTCTGACCTAGTCGACACAGAGTCTATCATTAGTATCATGTCGATTAACACATGTAAAAAACTTGGGGGGCAGGTCTATGATACAGATAAATGCACATACACCAAAGCCAGCTGTGATTCAATGTATTCATGGCCTGTAAAGGATGGAGAAACGTATGGAGAATACAAAGACGGGATATGCATTGCGGGCAATCCAGAAGTTCGAGCTATGTGTGATACAATAGGAGCCAAATGGGATATTGATAACTATCAATGTAAGATCGACAAAGCATATTGCACTTCGAAGGGAGGAGAGATGGATGCAAATAACAACTGTGCAATTCCCGTAACTCAAGAAGTCATAGAGTTTATACTTGGTACTACTGTGACACGCGTGGGTAAACAACTTGTTAACGAATCAGTGGCCGCGGTTAAGGGCATTTTCGATTTCTTTTATGAAGGCTGTGGTTATGACGGAGAGATTAAAATCCGCGGAAAGTGTATGGATAATAATGACGGAGTTAGAATATGGGATTGTAATGGTTCGGGACCTCAAAAGTGGATGTATAATTCAAAGGACAAAACAATTCGATCTATGACAAACTTTGATAACTGTTTAGATATGGAACTAGGCGCGAAAGCTGGGTCAAAAATTCATATGGTGAAATGCAATGGATCAGATGATCAAAAATGGGTATATGATGAAAACAGCAAGCAGCTAAAAGCTGCCGTGAATAACACGTTGTGCGCGGACTTGAATAATGATAATGATGGCAACGGGACTGGATTCAATCTATTAACTTGCAAAACTCATAGAGCTCAGACATTTGACATGAAAAGAAATTATATCACAGATACAGGAATGCATTGTTCTATCACTGATAGCAGAACTGCAGACTGCCCTCCGTCATTCACCAATACGGGCCTACTATGCGGAAGATCCGAATCTAGAAAGTCAAATGATTTTGGCCACGGGAAATCGGAGAAGATATCTTGCCCTGATGGATGGTATAATAATGGAACTTCGTGTGCTAGGGATTACGCTCAGTTCACTAGAGATTCATATAACTGTGCATTCCAGCAATGTAAAGGTCCTTGTGACAAAAAATACGGAACTTCGGATGACCCATGGCCTTGTACGAAGGACGACTTAGGACTTAGGGCATATCCGAATTGTAGAGCAGAGGCTAGAGTACTGGGACGTAGGTTTGCCGACGAGTATACCAACAGAGGCGCGTTCTGTGACATCCAGTTTAAGACAGAAAGTTTTAATGATGTTGGAGTATGCCCTGACAAATATACCACAAAAACAGGAATGTGGTGTTTTGTTAATTGTGAAGATCAATACGGAGAAGGATATTATAATGACGGACAAGTTTGTTACAGGGGACCTAAAGTGTTAGGGGAAGATTCACAATCGTGCCAGCCATGGGAACGTAAAATAGCAGGTGTATGTTATCCGAAAGTAATGCCCGGATTTACGGATTTGGGACTAACTCAATCAAGAAAGAAAAATACAAATCAAAAAAATGTAGACGGGCTAAAATCCGCAGTTAATACTGTAGCAGATGCACTGGAAGCGACCTATAACTAAAATTATAAAATTGATTTTCTGCTTACTTAAACAAAATGTCTGCCATTAAAGCGTCCGTCGAAGCGACCATTGAAGGTAACTTAGTTCAGTTAATAGGAGATGAATATAAATGGATAAACTCAAAGTTAAAGCAGCTAGCGGAACAGCTAGATTTTCAGCCACAGATGCAAATCCAGGCAACAGTTCAGCAAAAGGGAATTGACGGGGAATACTTTGTAGAATCGTTTATTGAGAATCACATTAAGTTGCACGACACTTGGAGCATTACTAATATTTCAAAGGACGGATTACACAACAGCGATTTAGAACTTGTTTACAAGAATATCAGATGCGTTATCGAAGTTAAGAACATCAAGACAAAGATGTGCGAGTCAAACATTAAGAAGTTTCGAGATGTGTATTTGCACAGTGAATACAAAGAATACACGTCTGGGATATTTGTAAGTTTGATATCAGGATTTTCTAAGAGCTCAGGCGTTTCGGATTTTCATATACATTCAAAAGACGGGAAACATGCCATATTCTTAGCTAATGTAAAAGAATGCCCAGAGAAGCTACTATTCGCTATGCAGATTCTAAGTCAGCTGGCAGATTCAGAACACGAGTTTGACAAGTTTGCATTTGTAAATGATCAAATCCGAAAGCTAAAGAGCATGCAAACAATCGCAAATAGGCTGTCGGCAGATGCTAATGCTCTGAAAAGAGAGCTCCGCGAGTCGTTAGTTAACTTGAACGATATTTGATATCAAAAAAAAGATGCTCCTAGCGAGGCTCGAACTCGCAACCTCAGGCTCATAAGACCTGCGCTCTACCGATTGAGCTATAGGAGCTTACTAACATAGCTAACCAATTTTAAATTTATTTTTACCAAACGGCGCGTTCAAAGCTAAAAAAAATGAATTTTGCATTCGTTAATATGTCTATACAATGTACAAGATGTTCACTCGCGGCGTTAAATACTCTGTTAAAGAATATCAGCAGTTGTATATTAATCAAGCGAATCGCGAACTTGACATGCAATCCTATGCTATTAAAGTGATCACCGGGATGATGATGTCAGGATTCGCAGCAATGTATTTACACGTCGACAAGCGTTTCGAGCAA